CCACCCTTACCCCAACTCCATGCGTTAGCCATAGGCCACCCCCTCTGTTGCTAACAGTCTAACACTTTCGGTCAACTAGAAAAATGTCCCAAATTGGTCCATTCCCCTCTAACGGGGCCTGTGGAAGAATGGGGGCGTCTGGGAAAATATGGGGAACCCAAGGAGCCAAAATCATGTTCTCACTCGTTCTTGCATCGTGTCTCGCCGCTATCTCTGCGGACCCATCTCGATCGGCAACCCAAGACTTCCACCGTGCAACGTCCCACAAACTCGCCAATGCCATCGACACCTACCAAAAGGCAATCGAGGCGGCCGAGCAGGCAAAGGTCGATGCTGGACATAGGTTGGTGGAGAGTTACGAGGCGTCAATCAAACGAGCCATGCGATCTGGGGACCTGAAAACGGTGGATGAATTGCAGGCAGAGTTGAAACTGGTTCGGACGGAGACTGAGAAAGAGTCTGTGTCATCCGCACGGACCGCAAGCCAGAGTACGGTATCGGAACTAAGGAAGACGATACTGGCGACACGTTGGTCCATTTTCTGGAATATGAAGAAAGAGCCGCGATCACCATGTACATTCTTTCCAGACGGAACGGCGATTTTTTCGGATTCTGGTACTAAGAGGACTTGGAAAATCGAATGGCGTCCAGCGTTGATAATTGACCCCATGACAGATAGAGGCCCAGAGGATGTTCTCTTCTTCTTGAAGATTGGCGAGTTCCGCGGTTTCTTCGCTGGCGATGGTCGCCCCATGGGCGCATTTCCAATTCCTCGCTCGCCATGACATAGCCGAACAAGCCTCTACATCTTGGCAATGGAGTGCAATCCCTCACGTTCAAACATTTTCCACGTCTCCCGACTCTGGTCTGACGTAAACCTACCAAATCGTTCGATGTGGTCTCCAGCAACGCAAAACGCCTCACTTTCGCTGAAGACTTCTGAAGGATGCCGTTCTACAGCGTAATAGGATTGGCCTAATTGCATCGCGTTCGGGTGTGCAAAAAAGGCGGCGTGTTGAAGCCAAAAGAAAGTACCAGAAAAATGCCATAAGCACGGCGGACGATCAGGTTCTGGATTGAAGTATCCGAATCTCCGAAGACATCCAACGCATCCATAACTGTGAAGGAGTCGGTCCAACTTCGCAATCGGGATGCCTTCCAAAAGAAAACGATACATAAAATCTCGCCACCTACGCATAGCCATCTTTTTGCGACCCCATCCTGGAGCATGGTATTTCTCTGACACTCCCTTTGCGTGTGCGTAGAATGTCGCTTCAGAAAGACTGTAAGATCGCAAACTGGAAATTGCCGGCAGAAATGTCAGCGACTCCGACCGTTCTGGATGGTTCGGCGTAACAATCCATTCGATTTCGGAATCTCCAGGAAAGGCTTTTTGAACTTCCGAGATGGGCGACGTGCGATTGTCTGTAACGATTCCTACGATTCGTCGTCCGTTGAACAACTGCCAAGACTGGACAAGCCGATTGACATTTTCCTTCCATTCTCGGTTGGATGCTACGGGATAAATGTGGTAAATCAGGTTGCGCGTTACCGCACGGGAGTGTAGTGGCTGTGAACTTTCCTGGGGAACAATACTGACAATATCTGGAATCCACACAATAGCCCCGCTCGGATACTTTGCCAGCGTTGTACATACAAAGGCGAGGTCGCCAGCGTCCTGAGTTCCCCATGTGCCGAGCCGTTGTGGATCATTTGGCACGACAAACATCTGGGTACTCACATTGCCAACACGAACTGTCTTGTCGCGCCACAGTGTTGGCGCCCATCCTGGCCGTTCCATCCGAAACAGCATTGGCCGTTTCGGATGTGCCTTTGCACCCCTGCGGATTCTGTCAAAGGCACCCGACGTATAGCGATCATCGTCGTCGATGAAAGCTAGATATTCTCCACCAGCCTCTGCTATTCCGCGATTCCGCGGCGTTCCACCTATGTCCCCGTAGTGTCGGTCGAGACCAAGATACTTCCCAGGCAATCTCGACTCCTCAAAAACGTGCCGAGTGGCTGCTTTCTCGGGTCCGTCCTGCACTAGGATGATTTCGTCGCCATCGGTAAGCTGCTGGCTGCGTATTGAATCCAGGGTCTGCTTCAGTGTCGGTCGCCCAATCGTCGGGATGATAATCGAAAGGGTCGGACCAGCGGAGTGGACATTGATCTGGGCATTTTCTGACTCCTTCTCGAACCTGCATTTCTTAGGAAGTAATTCATCGAGCAGAGTTCGTAGATTGGACGTAAAGCCCGCCCCGTTGTAGCCCAGAAACCATCGACCCCCCAGACGACGACGCATCTCCGAGGTAGGCAGTGCTCCCTCTATTGTTGCCTTATGCTCACCCAACGGTTGCGCATTGGCCTTAACCCAATTCAGATATAGAGTCCCGACGCACAGCCCTGGCGGGCGCCTGTAGTCGGCCTCGTGACACACACGTACAAACGTCTTACGAAACATCGGCAGCGGGATATGCGTGTCTCCATGCCAGGTCGGGCGGCCATGGGCTGCCAAGACATTCCGCGTGTTCTCCATCCGTTTCCACCAGGTGGTCGTCCACCTCTTGCGTTCTGCCAAGTCTCCGCGGTGGTATGGACCAAACTGCTTCCAGCCAACTGGACGCAACAAAACCTGGTCATCACTGAAGAAGACAAACCGATCGGATAACGGAGGATCAATGTGCGAGGAAACGCAAGCTACCAGCAACTTGCGGATGATGTTTACGTCCTTCATTCCGCACTTGTCGGGCATCGGCACATGGATCACCTGATCTGTGGCCACCCAAGACGGAAGGTGGCCAACGATCCATACCCGGCCTAGATTCTCGAAGTACGTGGCAACCGACCGCAACGAGTAACGCAACTCAGCATCATCGTGTTTACTACCCGTTCCGAGCGTGTAGACTACGTCGATCGTCTCGTTTTTCGGCTCCGACTTAAACTCACTGATCGGGAAAGCTGGTGTTCGTTGCACTTCTCCCGACAGCGGATCGAACTGCGGCGGGTCGGACGCATATCCAGGCTCCAGCCAGCCGACAGGAATCCACCGGCTATCCTGTTCACGCCATTCTTGCCAAAGTGCTTTCTGAACGGGAACATTGCCGGCTGCCGATCGCCGTGCTTTCCGCAGGGGAGGAGGTGGAACTGGTCTTCCATGCCCCACCCTTTCGGCCAATCGGCTGATGATCTTATCGAAGAGCGCCAACTCCAATTTGTCTGCCATGTTCACGGCTATTTCCTTAGTAAGACATACATGGAGTGGAAGCGATCTCGCCCAGGGCGCCGCCCACGGATGGCTTAAATGCCTTGCAGCCGTAGGGGCATTTTCCTGCAACATGCTGCCAGTCCGGCGTACCGCCTCCCTCCGGGAACATCCAGCACCACACCAAGAAGCCGTAACATCCAGCAGCAGACTGACAGTTGGTCGTCTCGATTTGCCCTTCGTAGGTCCCCGGAAAATTAGGCTCGACACAGATGCAACCCGAGTCGCAGAGGTCGATGGTTTTGGTCCAGTAGCCGGGCGTCCAAGACCAAGTACAGTAACCGCAAGTGCCACTGCTTGAGGCGTCGCAAAGCGACACGGTGGCTGTCCCAGTGGTATGAACGGACGGTTCGTAGGTTCCTAGCGGATTTTCCGGATCGGCCGTCTTTGTCCAGCACCAATCGGGTGAGTTGTAGTCCTCGATCCTGTAGGAATTTACGGGGTCTCCCCTGTACTGCAATTGCCAGTAGTGCGTTCCATCCCAACGCCTGTAATAGCACCGGTACGGTTCAGCGTACCCGAGGAACGTGTATTGGCCCTTCGCCTCGGCCGGAGTGATGTCTCCGCTAACTTCGAGGCACGGCGCACATTCCTCGCTTCCGGACTCGTAGCACCATGTCGTTTCTACCTGACCTTCGTAGGTCCCATCAAAACTGGGTTGTTCGCATTCGCAATTGGAATCGCAGAGGTCGGTGTTCTTTTCCCAACTCCCCGGCGTCCAAGACCATGTGCAGTGACCGGTGCAGCCTCCGTCTGAAGACTCTTCTTGGCACAAGGAAACAAGAGCCACGCCCTCAGCATCCAATGCCGGAGAATAAACTCCGATGGGCGAGTCGGGACCGGCGGCCTTTTGCCAGTAATAATCTTCTAGTTCCCCATTAACAATCACCCAGACCTGCATTTCGTACCACCAACCGATCCACCAGTTTGTCCCAATCTTTCTCCAAACACAGAAGCCGCGGCTGTTTAATCCACGAAGCACATACTTGCCGACGGCTTGTTCCGGAACAAGGTCTCCCGTGACCTCCAGGCAGTAGGGGCAATCGCCGGTCGATTCTTGCGACCAATCGGACTCGTCATAAGACTCCCATGTCGATTCGCTTGACTCGTCTGGACAGCACACGTAAATTCGCACTTCGGGAGCATCGTCGATGGCAGTAATTAGACCATCAATGATCGTCAAGCGTTTTTGTGGGAAGTGGAGATGGTCGGCTACGCGGTGTGGATTGCAGACGACGACATCCAGGTAGCCGTTATAGTTCTCTTCGCCAGCCGAAGAGCCGCCTTCGCTGCTGGTATCGCCGCTGGCGCTCTCGCTCCCTGATGAACTTTCACTTCCAGAAGAACTCCCGCCAGAGGATTCGCCTTCGCTCGATTCTTCTCCTCCGCCCGTCTGGTAGTGGTTGTGCAGTGACCGCATCCACGTTCCGGCGCGTGCATCCTTTCGTGTCCACACGTATTGGAGTGTGTCGCCAGCAACGATGTCGGGAAGTTCCCCGCCCGTCTCCTGGACGTGGATGTCGAACGTTGGACCTCGCAGATTCACCCCAAATCTGTCGTCCATGTCCCGAGCTGCAACCCACCACTCGTCTCTACTCAGCCGATGGCTGTAGACCTCACGAACGTTGCCCATCGCCCTAGCCCAGCAGACGACGCCATGTGGTGACTCATCAAACGTCGGATTCTGGTTCGGTCCAAGCGTCAGGCCGGGCATGTCTACTTCGCCACGGGTGGTCAGCTTTTGCGAGCAGTTGCCAAGGATGGTGCGAAGCACCTCCTTGAGTTGCTCAAGCGTCTGAGCACTGTCCAGGTTCTGAACTTGTTCCGTGTAGATATGTCACCCCACTTTAGGATGCTGTTACGACATCCCTTCAATACCAAACTCGTAGACGCTGATTTCCTCTTCGGCCTGGAAAAAGTGCAACTCCGCCGCAATCCAGTGTCGTCCCTGGACCCGCGGGGCGTTTCTAAAACGGAAGGGAAGGCGAGCATACCCTGGAGCATTGCCCAGGGCACTTTGGGTAGACTGAAGTTTAACCGCCGCCTTTCCATCTGCGTTGATAATCACGGGGCCATCCGTGACCCGCGCAAGAAGAGTCTCAACCGTGGTCTCGTGGTCTGGGTAGTAGTAGACATCAACCCGCTGGTCCTCGACCGTTGGTTTGAACGTGAGCGTGATGGCCCGTTCGTCGCTCTGCTGTATCGACTGTTTGGACTCCGGCGAGAACGGAGGAATCTCCCGGATGCCTGTCTTGTAGGTCGCTTCGATGGCTCCGATCAGATAGGTCGTTGTCGCGTCCGGCGTCGTGGTCCAATTATCAGCGACGGTCAAGGTGTGGCTACTCGCCGTAATGATCCGCCCAACCTGGCCGGCACCCGTGCCCAGGAGCAAAGCAACGGGTGCTCCGGCCAGGCTTGGGGAGAACGTCTTGCTGGAATCAACCATTGTGTTGGCGGTAGCTGAGGTAACGGTCCCCCGGATTGCGTAATGAAGGGCGTAACGGCTCGTCGTGTCCGGCGTTGTCTCCCAGACCGAAACAACAAACTGGGTAGATGAGCCAAGAGATAGAACCTCGCGAACCTGCCCAGCCCCTGTGCCACGAACGATAATTAGGTCGTAGCCAACCATCTCAGCCGTGAATGTGGCCCCAGAATCGCTCAGCGTCGTGCTGGTGGCTGCCGTGACGGACCCTTGCACAGAGACCCCATCGCTGTAGCCGTCGCTCAGAACGCATACACGGTCGTTCTGGCCGCCTACCAGGGTTCTCATCCGACCGAGGTGTTCTACTCGGCAGGCACCGGACATCATTTCTGGATAGGTTTCAATCCACCACGCCTTAGACCGAATCGAGTAGCAAAGAGCAGTCTTCGGCCGGATGCCAGTTTGCCCGGTCAAAGTTAGAAAGAACCGCACCACTTGCTGGACTGGCTCGATGGCAACAAACCACCATTCCTTCTTGCCGAAGTCCACTTGCGGGTCTCGGAACACGTCCTGAATCTGGGGACCGATAACCTCAAACGTGCCATCTGCTGCGATGGACCATGGACCGCAGGCGTCCAAAAGGTAGGCCGAATCCTCGAAGTATGCCCAGCATCGTTGGTTGATGCACCCGCGGGAAAAGCGAAGATGTACCCCGATGTCAACGGTCGGCTGCCTGACAAACGTAATCCCGTAGACATGCCGTTGTTTGAGACCCCAAAGCGTGGCCCCGTGAGGCATCAGGCCGGTCATGGAATCGTTGTCGTCCGTGTTCTCCTGGATGACGAACACGTTTTGTGTGGCCGGTACACTCTCCGGTTCGTCCGGCTCGCTGTAAAGAACTGCGTTGTTCCACTCTTTGGGGTCGGGGAAAATGGCATAGATTACACCAGTGACGCTGGCATCGGTGAACGCCTCCTCCAAGGTCATGCTGGTACCGCTCACGAACGTGTCGATCGTGTATAGTTTGGACGACCCGGCAATCCAAATCTTTCGACCGGGATTGTCATCTTCCCAGTTCGTCGCAATACCGGTCAACGCTGTACTTCCGTTGGCGATGGTCACGTGACCAACCGTGTAGACGGATGGTACCGTGTAGAAGTAGCGGTCCTGAAACGGGACTACCACCCGCATAAAGTAGGGAGGCTCACCTTGCCGGCGGGCACAAAGCGTTCCATCGGAGTTGTAGATGTCCAACTGTTTATCTACAGCCATGACTCCCATGTGATCGTCGTCAAGGCCGTCCAGCAGATAGGTCGGTGTTCCAGTGTTTGCGATGGTCTTGATGAGGTAGAGTTTCGTGCTCTGGTCGCACGTCGATCGCCAGAGTTCGATGTGCGTCACTCTGGGATCGGAAACGGCACGCGGTCTTGGAATCACCGTCCAGTGGAAGTGTCCGTCGTCCTCGGCACTGACCACCGTAAGTTCCGAGAGTTCGGAGTAGGTATCGTGCGTTTCGTCCTTGTAGCGGATCGCACAGTAGTATTTCCCTTCGATGGTCCCAAGGTGATCCTCGTCGTCCTCAAGGTCGAATTCTTCGTCATAGTCCTCGTCCATGTCTTCGGCAGTACCGCTCTGCCAACTCACCGTGGGTCCAGAGGTCGGTGCGGCGATTCCAAGGTAGTCGGGCGTGGTCTGAACGCCGTCCCAAATGGTTCCCTGGTTGATGCCGTCCTGGCGAATGAGCCTTTGGTCGCGGGTCTCGCACCAACAGGGCGGCCAAAGCGTTCGGACCCCTGTTTCTAGGGTAGGTGCTTCTCGGTCAATCATTGGCTGGCCCTCGGCTTTTCCACCAGGATTTCCTTGATGATGAAAGTGGCGTGCTTCTTTTGGTCGCACGACGTGACATAGGGAGCACAGCGATTGCCGGGCCGGCTGTGCGTATGTCCGCAAGCGGGACAGTCATACTCCACGGAGTTACCGTGTTTGATCCCAATGACGCAAGGTAGGAGTTCTTGGCTCATGTCGGGTTCCTACCGTAGTGAACAGTCCCCTCGCTGTCCAGAAAGACGCAGTAGTCCGCCTCGGGACGCCTGAAGATCGTTAAGGCGATGATGTCTGGCAGCGTCGTGATGTCGGCGACCGTACCGCCTCCCCGTGCCGTCGCGTTGTCAAGCCAGACTTCACGGCATCCGGCCCGGCCGGTTAGCTTGCCGGCTGAGAGCGACATGCAATTCTCCTGGACAGTCGCCCCAGGATTGTCGTGCGGGTCCGCATCGCTTATGAGGCCCATCCACTGAGGAGTGCTAGCCATGCTTAATCTCCCGTCCAGGCGTCAGGAACCGGCGAGGTCATGGAAAGGGAGCCCGCAATCAGGCTCCACGCAGGATGGCTCCAAGGAGACGAAATCGTGGGTGTTGCAACGTATTGCTTGTCTCTCTCCCTTGCTTCCACCCGTGCTTTTATCAGAAACGCCGTCGTCTCCTGCAAACGCTCCCGGATGGACACGCGAGAGTATTCGTGCTCGCACCAGCGCATAAACAGGTCGGCGAGATAGTCGGGTAGGTCCACCGGGTCGCTCAGACAATAGCCGGTTCCGATGGCCACACCCACCGTGTCAATCGAGTCGTCTACGGTCAGTGTCCCACCACTGACCGCCGTGACGATTCGCTGGTCCAGGTAGGGATTCCCGCCGGCCACGTCGGTCGGAACATTGGCGTTGCGGCTCAGTCGAACCACGGCGTTGACGCACTCCCGAGCGAATGTGTTGTCGGCAATGACGATGGTCGTCCCGGTGGCCGACGATACGGTACCTGCCGTCCAGGCCGTGGCATACCCGTCAATCAACAGCCGTCGCGGCTTCTTGGTGCAGAGGAAGTCCAGCGTCTCGGCTGCGTCGGGGTAGCCGGAGACCCGGATGGACATGCCGCCGTAGTAGTCGCTGTGCCCGGTCAGGGTCCAAAAAAACGGATGGCCGGCAGTAGTTAGCGTTCGTTCTCTAGCTAGCCATTCATCAGCAGGAATGTAACAACTGGATAGTGTTCCATCCTCGTCGTTGATCGCATGTATCCGATGCACTTCGGGCAAGGGATACTCAGACCGAAACAGGATGAACGTCGCTCCGGCCGCAACATCAGCACTGGGACAGTATGTGCTATCTAGGGTAATCACACTGTTCGACTTTCGGGCGGAGACCTTGTAGATGACCTCATCCGTACCGATGAGGATGCGACCCTGGGCGGCCCATATAGGCCAGGTGCCGGTGGTCAGCGTCAGTTGGCGTTCGTAGGTCCCTCCGGTCAAGTCGAAGGCTACAGTGCCTGTTGTGTATGGAGCGTTCAGGATGATGCGTTGATCGTCGAGGAAATACCGCCATTTCCAGTCGAAAAACAGCGAACGGTACGCCGTGAGAATGGCACGTCTTGCCCGCCGGCATTCCGCCTCTTGGGGCATGGCTCCCGCCCAGTCTATGACATGCTCGATAATGTCCCGGAAGGTTCCGAGGTAATTTCCTTGCGACATACTTCACGCTCCTGTCACTTGTTTCTTACGCTTCGCCCATTCCCGCACCACGCGGCGGAGATACACGATCCATCGCTTCGCCATGTGGGATGCCAGAAAACGCTTGTTCACAATCTTCTGGCAGTCTGCCACAAGTCCCTCTCGCTCCGCCCTTGGCATGTCAGCAATCCTGGCAATCGCCTTCGCGGCAAGCCGAGGCGTTTCGTCACCGACGGGAATCTTCTCCCAGTGCCGGCCCACCATCCGTTCCAACTCCGGCAATACGCCCACATTCGTCAGAACGCACGGGCACCCGCAATACATTGCTTCCAACATCCCCATGCTGAAGCCTTCCCGGGGACTCAGGAGCGAGAAGCAATCCATCGCACGGTAGTAGTTGCCCACGTGCTCGGTGCGGTCAACGAATATCGCCCGCTCGCCAAGGTACTCAGCAATCTCTTGCCGCTGTCGGTTCTGGTCCCAGCCGCCTCCCACAAAAACAACCTTGAACCGCTCTGGCAAAAGCACGATAGCCCTCGCCAGCCCCACTGGATTCTTCTCTGGCACCATTCGGCCGACGTACCCGACAAGGAACTCATCATCCGACACGCCCAGTTGTTTTCTGATCTCTTCGCGCGAGACCGTCTGAACGCAACGGTCGGGGTCGATGCCATTGTGGATAACCTCTACCTCGTCAAGGGGAACAAACCCCTTGTACGGCTCCAAGGAAGCCTCCGCGACGGCCGCGAAATGAGTAGCACCCGAAACGGCCTGACGAATTGCGTTGCGGTCGAAGTCGCCAGAACCGTGGCCAACAAACACCACGGGACCCGTGTATCCATCGACCAGTGCAGCGAGGTCATAAGCACCCCAAGAGACCAGCACGTCGGCCCTGGCAGCTACCTTACGAACAGCCTCTCGCCCGTACTCCACGACCTCCATTAAGGGGTCGAACAGGCTGGCCATCGTCTTGTCCCGAAACTGCTTGGTCACGCACGCACATCCGACCCATTCGATGGCGTGTCCACTGAATCGGGCGAGGTCCAACATCCAGCGTTCGGCACCGCCCCAATAGAGGGCAGGCGTAATGAATCCGACCCGGAGTTTGCCGGCTTTTCCCCGCGTTGTCGGTCGGACAACTGGCTGGGGCGTCCCCATTCGGCGAGCCCGCTTGGTCTTGCTCAAGTCCGCCAATTGCCGATAGAAGTGGCTGTTGTCTAAGGGTTCCGCCACGATAGCCCCGGCATCACGAGCCGACGTGACTGCCAGTTGACCCACATCCGTCAGAATATGGGCCATTGTTTTGCCGTCTCCAATCCGTTTGGAATCGACGGTCCATGGGTCGCCAACCAGGATGTCCGTCCCAATCCTTCCGTCCCACCGGCACGCCCGGCACTTGTCGCAGACGTTGGGCTGAGTGAACTCGTAACCCCACGCTGCGGTAAAAGACATCTGTTTGTAAAGACGACCACACATTGCCGTAATCAGACCAGGCCACCCGTCTCCCCTGTATCGCAATGATTTCAATTTGCTGTGGTCGAGTCCCATTCTGTCCAGAACCAAATCGGTCCAAACCTTGTCGGGAGTAGCATTGCAGAGCAGAGTCACAACGAACGTCACGTTCAGCAGCCGGCCGGTGTTTTTGATTCGACGGAGCCATGCCGCATCGCATGGCAATAGGGTTGCGGCATATCGCTTCTCGGGGTCAAGATTGAGAATGACTTCCCTCGGAGAAATCGGGTAGTAGACCGAATTGGTGTCGGGCGTCAGGATGTCCTCGGGATCTTCCGTTACGATGAATTCTGGCTTGAACGACCCGTCATGCCCTACCCGTGCGATCACGACCCCATCGACCTGCCCACTCTGGAGCAAATGGACGAGCAGAGCCTTGGTCATACCGCCACTGGACGCCATGTGGCGGATTGCAGGGTCAGCAGCGTATGCGAGAAAAGTGGTCATGCTTGGAATAGTTCCACCTGTTTCTCGACGGACGGAACGCAACGGTGCTCCTGGTAGTAAGCAATCAGTCGCTTCAGGTAACCTAGCCGAAGACTTGCACGATGCCTGCTCAAGGCAAGTTGCTGGCCGGCAGCGGCAATCTCTGAGAATGGAAACGGGTCCTGGAGGCTCTCACTGAGGATGGTCGTAAAACGGTCCTTGTCTTTCGGCCAATCGAACAGGAAGCAATTCTCGCCGTCTCGGACGCCGAGGACTTCGCAGTCCCGCTCGCTCGGACGTTCGGCCAACAGCAGCAGCCCGGCATAAGGGTATTCGAGGTACTTGGCTAGGACGTACCCGCCCCTGCCCCACCCGAGACCGACGATGCCCACACGGAACTGCGAGAGGGTGGGAAACCACTTCGCCTGGTCCTCTGCCATTTTGTTCCCGTAACCAGGGTGCGAAACCCACGTAATCCCCGGAAGTCCAATCGCCTTGACGGCGTGAAGGAACGGGTACGCCCTTGCCCCGCCGCCGGAACCAAGCACGAACGTACCGGCAGCATCCTCGCGTTGGGGGAGCGGCGGATCGTCCGGTACGCTGTGCGGGAATATCACCATCGCGTCTCGTTTCGTCTCGTCCAGGTGTAAAAGGTCGGTCGGCAAAGCGGAAAACCGATAGGCACTGAGTGCCATGTCGTAGCTGGCCTGTGCAGTACAAGCTCCAAGATGATGTGCATAGCTGTATTGGTGGATATCATCCCAGAGACGGACCTTGATGGCTTCTTTCGGCCAATCAGCACGCATGCAACTATCCGTGACGATGGCTGTCAGATTCAGGTTTTTAGGTGGGCCTCGCCATCCTTCCGGCAGAAGGATACAGTCCCGGTCACCTTCCGCAGATCGCCACAGATTGAGGTATGGCGAGTGCGAGATGTATCCGAGCCAGCCCGGATTGATGTCGAAAAGAATCATTTGCGATTCCTTTGAGCAATGGCAATTCCTACCAGGCGGTTGTCTGCCTCAACGTACCGTGTAGGGAACTCCAGAACGGTCCAACCACCGGAGCGCACTTCCGCAAGCACCTTTTGCACGGAACCCCAACCGGCATCGTGGAAGATGATCCATTCCGCACGATCACGGCACATCTCAAAGTCGTTTCGTGCAGCACTTTCAGTGTGGTCTCCGTCAATAAACACCAAATCGACGTTCCCGATTTCATCGAATAGTTTCGGCAGGGCAACGTCGCTGCACGCCTGAATCACAGTCACGGCAGCATCCATCCCGGCTTCGTGAAAAGCGGCAAGGGCCGTGTCCCGAACGTGCATGGCCGGAAACGGGTCAATCGTCCAAAGATGCGGAGCATAACCGTTGTCGATTGCTGCACGCAGCAGGCAGATTCCAGAGGCTCCGCGGTGGGTTCCGATCTCCACGATTCTTTTGGCTTGAATCGCCCTTGCTACGGCGTAGAGCATCAGATAGTCCTGCTCAGTGCTGCCGAGGCCACGATAGGCGTTCAGTCTTGTCACCACAGGATCTATTTCTAAGGTTCGCACATCTCACCGGATGGGGTATGCGTACTGAATGGAAAGGCCCTCAGAAGCGGACCACTGTCCGGAATTACAAGAGACCTGCCTTCAGTCTCCCACCACCGCTCGCCCTCGTCGAGGTTATGGACGATCGGCAACGGGGTGGCCGGATCGCGGCCAAGAGACTCAAAAACGTCCCGCCACTTGTCGGGCATGTTCAGCTCTTCGCCCTCGGTCAGGCATAGGGCGCAGGGCACGCAATAGGCCAGGCAGAAGATGAGTCCGTGAAGCGTGTTGGCCAGCACAAACTGGGCCGAAGCCACGCGGGCCATGAAGTCCAATACTTCGTCTCGATGCAGCATGACGTTTAGGCAGTCTGTCGCCCCAATCCGCTTGGCTGTCTCTTTGGAGACCTTCGCAAAGTTGGCGTGGTGAGGGAGGTAAAGGACCTCGGATTCTTCAGCGACCAGATGCCAACTCGGATAGAACGCTGGCATCAGAAAACCGGGGTCCAGCAGCGGAACGTCGCCATCGAAGTGCGAGATTCTCTTGGTCAGTGGCCCTCGCAAGGCATGGATCGTCACATTGTCTCTGTACTTCGGCAAACGCATATCCACGGCTCGGTCAGCACCGCGGCCATTGCCCTGACCCCAGACGTGGACGTGGCAGCCGGAACATGCAAGGCCATCGACCAACCCATGATGAAACTCCGATCCGATCATCAGCAGACAGGGTTCGCCCGGCCGAATCTCGCCGGCAGCCATGGCAACGTCGAAGCTCCGCGGCTGACAGCCGAGCCTCGGCAAGAGCAACTCCACGAAGTGCTCGCCGAAATTGAGTACGCTTTGTCCACCCATCCAGTACCATGTCAACATGGCGAAGCCCCCCAATTCACGAAAGACTTGATCTCGGGGCGAACGGGAAGGGACGCAAAATCCCGCAGCCGGCCAATCGCGAGCGTTGCCTTGGCAACGGGCCCACCATGTATCCGGGCTAATTCTTCGTATCCCTTCGCCGGATTCATCCGACTGATGTGATACGTGTTCATTTCTGGGTAGGACGGCTCGTACACAAAATAGGGCGGATATTTCAAACCTTCGAGGGCATCGACCGGAGGGTCATCCGAGGCCAGCGCCCGACCGAAGAGTTCCTGATCTTCGCCGTGCGATAAAAGGGTGGAATAACCTCCTAACCGTGAGAAAAGCTCGCGACGAAATCCCCACGTTGGATGATGAAACCAGTGTCCATTGTGGGCGACGGTTTGGAACCGAACGAGTTGCCCCGGCGGATGCTCGACATAGACGTGCTTCGCCCCACACCAGGGGCCCGCCTCCAAGGCTGCGGCAATCCGCTCCAGCCAATGAGGAAAGTACCAATCGTCGTCGTCCATGACGGCCAGGCCCTGCACCTCGGGATCGGCCAGGGCAAGGGCGACCGCAGCATTCCGCTTCGCCCCCAAACTCGGAAACCGCTCAGATTGGCTGAACAACTCCCAGCGGTCACCCTTCTGCGGCTCGTACTGGCCTGCGTCATCGAGGATGACCAACTTACGGTCAGGGTGCGTCTGGTCCAAGAAGCACTGGATAGCTACCCCCAACAGCTTGGGGCGTCGGTAGGTACAGCAGACGGCGGCGATTTTCATCATTGCACCTGCACGAGCCAACTGTCATCCTGGAAAATCCGCGGCTCTCCAAAATGTCCCAGGAACTTGCGCACGGCGTCCCCAACGCCGGGCCATGACCAATCGTGACCAGATGCCCAGCCGCCGGCCCGCAGTTTGGGGAGCCATGCCACGATGTCACGGGTAACGGCATCAAATGTGTGCTCCGCGTCGATATAGAAGAGATCCAGATAGCCGTCCGGTATCAGATTCGCCGCCTCCTGGCTGCTCATTTTGAACTTGACAACGCGCCAGATCGGTCGCCTAGTCCGACGATCAAATTCCTCTTCGGCCAGGTCGGGCCTGATGTTCTCGGCGACGTTCTCGCGATACGCGATGGGAGCCCAAAGATCGACGGCACACAGAACCCCGGCCCCCTCCTCAAGGAAAATCTCTGCGCTCTCTCCGGCGAAACTCCCAATCTCGGCCATGCAAAACGGAGTCCCCCACAGGTCCGTCGCGCGGATCATGTCACGTAGGCCATCGGCCTGAACGGCACTTCGCATCACGTAGAGGTTCATGGCCACCGCTCGCTATCTGGTGGTCAGTATTGGACCCCAACGAGAATCCACACAGGAGACGCCATCGTGCCCGTATTGATGTACAAGTCCGTGTTGCTATAGTCGAAACAGAGCGAGCATGGACCGCACCTGCCGGCTCCCGTGCCTGTAGTGCCGTCCGTCGGGGCACCGGCGTTGGGGATGAAGATGATGTCAACCTGAATCAGGTCAGCCATCATGTCGAGAACTTTTTGTCGAATCAGCGCCGTGACTGGAGGCATCGGTCTCTCCTTCTACTTGGGAGGTGAGTGTTTGTTGATAACGTCCTCCCGGAGCTTTTTGAGTTTCGCTTTACTACTCTTGAGCCCCGGATTTTTCTTTATTCGCAGCCACATCAACTTGCGAATCACGTCTTCAGCCAACGGAGGTCCCGTGTCTGGCTTGGGATCTTTGACTACGCCTTCCATCTCAACCAAGCCGTGGCACGGCATTCCACGTTGGCGACAGACTTTACGAATATGACCCTTGGGATTGTCGTGAGGGACCACAGCCAAGGGATCGAGGGGCTCGACGCCGAGGGCGGCCTGATAAGAGTCGTTGCTGCTGACCGCGAAGCCCATCTTCTTAGCCTTGGCCTTGAGGATCGCCAGTTCCAAAGGCCGCTTACAAAACTGTTGCCCGATGGTCTCGGCGTGTTGGTGGAAGGCCCGGTCGGACGACACGGCCGGCGTCCGTCTTGTGGCAAAAATCTTTGCCATGTTGTGACTCTCGCCACGTTCTCGGCAGTCTTCGTAGAACGCCTGGATGGCTGGGTCGTCGCTGATAACGGGAAGTTGTTCGGTAATCATGGGTTTACATCTCGACGTAGGTTCCGGTGACCGAGCCGGCGATTCCACTGTTGGCAATCTGAAGGGCCGCCCCAACCGCTGTCACAAACCATCCACGGGGAGCATGAGGGGCTGTGTGAACGGTAGTTCCGGCCGCCTGAAGGTAGATCAACCCCGAGATGTCCACGGCATCGCCAGCCGGCTTGGATTGCCACTTGTAGGTCCCGTTTGTGGCGGACGACATGATGTAAGACAAGACGCAAATCTTCTTGCCGGAGACGGCCGCCACAATAGTCTTCGGGTTGTCGCCCGACCCAATTGCCACGGCAAACGTCTTCACGGCATGGGTCTTAATGAGGTCTTCCATTTTCTTCCTCTTGTGGTTATGCCTTCGCCGCTCCGTTGCTTGGAGCCTTGGCTTTCTGTTTTGCCAGCCGCAACTGCAACTGGCCCTGTTGTGCCTTCTGAATCGTGTCAAGGTACTTCTGTTGCAGGTCAAGGCTTCCCTCGGAAACCTTGCGCAGCATTTCCGCCCGGTGGGCCTCCATGTCCTGTTGCATCTTCTGACCAAACTGAGCACCACGTTGTGCCTGCTCTGCCTCGAACGCCGCCTGTTGCTGCTGCAACTCGGTCTGGGCCCGCTGTTGCTCCTGCTGCATCTCCAGTTGCTTAGCCTGGAATTCTGGGTTCTGAGTCGGGTCGGGCGGCTGCTGCGGTTGCGGCGGCTTGAGCATCAGCCCGTCCATCTTCATCCCGTTGACCTTGCCGAAGAGTTGCTGCAAAGCATTGATAGTGGACGTGTCCCCGCTGGCAGCAGCGTACTGCTGGTGAATCGGACCGAAGACCTGGATAAAGTTGCGGAGACTCTCGGCGTCCCGGTCGTTGTCTGGCCGGGCCATGCTGCTGGCCTCCACGGCGTAGTCGATTTGTCGAAGAACCCGCTCTCCAGGCTGGCTCTTGACGTAGCGACCCCATAGTTGGGCACCCGTATTTCCGAGGATGTCCGCAAGGTCTTCGGGGGTGCAAGAGTACCACAGCCCGTAGCTTTCCTTGCGGGCCAGTTCGGTCTGGCAGGCAGCCACTCGCCGAGCCATGTCCTGGGGACGGATTGCCGTGTTGGCCTGGCGAACCTTCACGTCGGTCGCCGAGCGGGATGCTGGGCCTTGCATCCCATAAAGAATCTCGCTCAGACCAACACGACGGTCGAACATCTCCATCAAGGCGTCGAGAATTTTCCACACGTCGTAGTTGACAGGTGGATGCGTCAGGAACTGGACCACCTTACTGAGATCGTCCTGAAGGCTCTCTAGGCCGAAGATGGCGAAGTCCTTGCCACGTTCCAAAGCCTTCTGCACTTCTTCCTTGGCACTCTCCAGAACCCCGGTGAGCGTGCGGCTGGACATCCACACATGATGGCAGAGTGAGCAAAGGAAGATGTTGATCGCCTTCAGTTCACCCAATCCGGGGGCCAACGGGGGCAACGGCCATGGGTAGCGAGTCCGCTGGTACACGTCCAAAAACGTCACCGGGAACTTGCCCTCTGTCCAGAACGGTATCGGCCAACTCAGTCGGGACTTGACCTCGGCGACCGTGCCCTGCTGGAGAACCCAGTCAGGGCAATTCAAGAGGTAGGGAATGCCGGGGGCCACGACCATGTAAACGTAGTCGCCGGTCGCTGATTCAAGGGCTCGCTGAGTCGCCGTGGGAAGATCCAAGCCACGGATACCGACGCCCTCGCGGGAATAGAATTCCCAGTAGCGGATCATGTCCTTGGCCTCGCCGGTCTGCTGCCGGTTGTTGGCCGTATTGGCAGACATGGCCCAAGCGGTCCCCTGAGAATTCCCGCTCTGATAACTGGAGGCGTTTTTCAGTACGCCCTCGGGGAAGAGTTTGAACTTCCGCTCGACTTCCCAGTAGGGGGCATATCTCTCAACGGCAACCCAATGGGCATTCTTCGCGTTCTCGCAGTCCGGGTCGATAAACACCCGGTCGGGCGTCTCGTAGAAACTGCCCACAAGCAGTTTGTTGGAGCCCGGATGCCGGTACGGCTCCGTGATGAACACGCCACGGCCCTTGACCAACAGGTCCGTGATGGCACGGTCGGAATGGTCGTGCAACTCCAGGAGGTCCGGCGTATGGTTGAGAATTCGGGCCTGGAGTTGAGCCGACATATTCCGCTGGAGCGACTCTTGCTGAAACTCCGACAAGGCTTGCTGGTACTGAGAGGCCGCCTGCTGTTGCTGCTGAAGGATCGCCATGGCCTGCTGTTGCATCGCCATGGCCTGTTGGCGTTGCAGCGGGTCGCCCTGCTGCAACATGCCAGCGGCCTGTTGTTGCATCGCCTGGGCTTGCTGTTGCTGGTCGGCCATTACGCCGAAGACCTCGGGGGGGATTTCCACAAAGTCCCGCGGCTTCGCTGTCCTGGTCGGGTTCGCCCAATAGAGCGTCGGACCGAAGAGGGCGACCAACTCGAAGGCTCTCGCACACGTAATCTGGAACTGGGGCTCGATGGCCCCGTTCGTGGTATTCCAGAAACGCCACCGATTCTCCGGCCTCCACAAGAACCCCGACACGGCCGAATAGAAGAAGTCACACTCGTCGGCCACGTCCTGCCACGGCTTTTTGTGCAGGCGGGCACGCTCAATCTTGCCCTCGATAGCCTGGCACAAGCCCCGCAGTGGGTTGTCGGTTTCCGCGTAGGGAACCATCGGTGGAATCATGGTCATTCAGCCTGTGGCTTTTGTTGAACATCGAGGGCCTTGTGCTTCTGAAGCACGCCATTGACCTTCTGGGCGGTCCATTCGCCACCCATGATTTCCGCAATCCGTCCGCAGTTCTTCTCGACGGTCTGATAGAGCGTGATGATTCGGGCCGCCTCGTTGTCGATGCCGAGGTATTTGGCCGGAACCAAACCCTCGACCCAATCCCACGCACCGATGGGACGCTCCGAGTTCCGGTTCGGGTTCAGAATCAGTTTCGGGTCGGAGATGTGCATCGTTCGCCGCTGACGAAACACGGCACCATCGGGGTGGTGTGCCTCGATCATGCACATGCCTCGCCCTGTTTCTTGGAGGCACGTGGCCGACAACGCCGGCTCGCGAACGTCGGCCCTGGGATAGAACCGGATGGGGAATCCAACGGGCGGCTCGATAAAGAACCGCTTCAGTACGGGGGCCTGCGGCTGCGGTTGGGGCTTGGTGGTGGCTTCTGCCATGGTCAACGTCCTCTCGCAAAAGGTCTGGGGATTAGTTTCTGGCCGGTACTCCCGGTCCAGGTCCGAGAATCAGGGTTTCGCCTTGACGGCGACTTTTCTCATCGCTCATCAGGTGTCGAATCGCGTCGGAAATAGAATCGTCCGGGCCAGACGGTCCGGTCGGCTTGTGGTAACGGCTCTGTGGGTCATGGGCGAAATACTCCAAACAGTTCATTGCGTGGTTGTGTTCATCAACCGGGTCTTCTCTCGCCTCTTCGTGGTGCAACACCCGCTTGTACATCTCGAATTCATCTTCCATGTACGGAAGGGCCGAACGGTTGTCGTCGGAGTTGCTGCGAAGGATGCGAAACTTCGGAGTCCCGTCGTCCCGTAATCCAAGCCAAGTGCGAACCATGGTGCATCGCCCCTGAATGTTCGTACTTCCACGGCGGAAGCTGGACCCCGTAGTCGCACTGCGGACTCCTCGCCTTTTGAATTCGTCTATGAATTGCTGAACCTGTGTCTTGCCTGTGGCCTGGTCGTGTTTTCTTCCATGTTGGAAGTCCATCCCAAAAGCGTGGAATCGGTTTCCTTGCGCCTTCATGGCAATTGCTTCAACAACTCGGACGACGGTGTAACCGCAGAGATGCAGTTCGTCGTAGGCGACTACGCAATCTCCGATTTCCGGCGGCGAGACGGCGAAGAACACAACGGCCGTGACCGTGTAACCCGGGTCAATCCACATGAACCTGGCCCAGTCATCGGGAATCTTCCTGGTTCGCAGGAACCAGTCGATCTTCCCCTGGTACGCCTGCCGGTCCAGAGACTTTGGGTCAGAGACGTTGGGAATGCCATGCACGTCCATCGAGAACTCGGGATACATCTTGATGGCATCCATGCCAAAATCGCCCATGTCTCTGGACCGGACCACATCTTCTCCCTGAGTTGCCCAGAGTCGAATCGTCTTCAGTTTGTCGGCCTGCGAAACGTACTCATTATGCGAGAACCGCATCCGAAACTCTTCGACATCGGGGTCGGGCTGCCCCGCCTGGTTGGAAGCCTCCTTGCAGAGCTTCTGCAAAACGCTGTTTTTGGTCTTCGGCCACACGCTCCAGATGATCTTCCCGCCCCGGGTCGCGGTGCGAGCCATCAACTCGCTAATCATCTTGCGGTCTTGTTTGAGGTCTTCGTCGATCACGGCCAGGTCTACCGAGTCACCCATCGGAGGCTCGCTACCGGAGCAGAACGTGCGGATTTCCGAGCCGTTCTTCAGTCGGCATACCTTGAAGATTCGAGGCCCCTTGCTGACCCACGAGAAGCCACCTCCACCCGTTTTACCGTCCCCTTTAATTTCCTCCTTGGGAATTAACGGAGGAGCCGGAATTCGTTCTTTTTTGCGGGCCGCGTCCGATGGGTCGTTTGGTTTCCAGGTTCGGTACTTACCAGTGGCAAGGTCCCGAATGATCCAGACCTCATCTCCACAGCCAGGCTTGAAAAGTGTTCGGTATAGAGTTCGCCCGATGTTGTCTTGCTCGAAAACTATCATCCACACGATGATGGCCTGGTCAGACGGATACTTCTTGTGCGGGTCAAGTCGGCGAACGGCACGAGCAACTTCCTGACACACCGCGTAGGTCTTTCCACTTCGATTCCCGGCGCGAATAATTCGCACGCTCGCCTTGCTCCGGTGGAACGCTTCCTGGGCAGGCATCGGAGAATACAGACGCACCGAGTCCATCTGGCGACGGTCCAACTCTTCAGTCGAAAGCTGGACCCGCTTCCGGGCCTCTTCCGCCGCCCGCTGGGCTTCACGTAGAGTTTTCTGGGGGTCGATCATCCTCGACCTCTAGCCTCTTGGGTTCATTCGTCTCGGATTCTTTGGCCTCAGCAATCACCTCACGCAACATCGGAAACGTCTCAAGAACCTGGGCGATGGCGATGGTTTTCAGGTCCTCCACCATCCGCAACTTGATTTCCTCGTCCGTCTGGTTTAACAGGTCCGGGGTCTCCTGAATCATCGGGTGAGCGGCGGCCATCATCTTGGATACGGCGTAAAGGGCGTCCAGAACGACCTTCCCGCCCGGCTTGTTGATCGCAGCCTCCTCGATCTGTGACCAGTGAAAGGCGGCGAGCATTTCCACTCCGCCCGCCTCTTCCACCAACGCTGTGACATAGTTGACGAACTTCGGTGCAGAAGACCCGGTGTTGTCTCGGACCAGCCGTACCAGCTCCTCCATTCGATCCTTGGCCGCCGTAAGCCTGCTGGCTTCTGCGGCATCGACTCGACACCGAATCAGGCATTCCGAGCAAACGTACCAATCCTTGCCACCAGAAGGATGGCTGTGGTGAAAGTCCGACTCCAAGTGGTACCGATGGCAGCAAGGACATTCCTTGGTCTGTACATCAGGTTCCGCTGGATACAGACACACCTGCTCCGTTCTCGGATGCAGAAACGTCGGTTCCTGCTGTTGCTCGACCGTTGTGATTTCCATTGGTTCTCAGAATGTGTCCCTCGCCGTCCATCGTGACCCACCAAATCGCTCCCTTGGTCTTGAGGCACGTCCGTGGAAACGATTCATCTACCGCCCGCTCCACGCCCGGCAGGAACGACATGCCGTAGTCGTGACCGCAGAGGATACCGCCCTTACGGACCAACGGGGCCCATGCGAGGATGTCAGCCTTCACCGATTCGTAGGAGTGGTCGGCGTCGATGAAGATGAGGTCAAAAAGAGCCAAGTCGCCCGGTCTCAACGCTGTTAGGGCTTGCGCAACCGTCAAGCTCTGGTTTCGATGTGGCAAGATGGTTCTGTTCAGCCGATCCCCGACGTTCTGGCAGAACGCCCGGTATAGCGAGTCCGGTCCGTAGTTCCGTGCCCACGGGCCAGTCATGTCCGACACACTGCCCTCCCACGTATCGACGCACCGGATGATTGCATCGGGCGCTGCTTCGGCCATCGCCAGGGCCGACTGCCCTAGCCAGGAACCAACCTCGACGATTCGCTTGGCATCAATCTCTCGAACCAATCCAGCGAGCACATCGAGGTCTTCCTGGCAGGTCACGTGGCCGATGAAGGTGCGGCCACCCTCTTCCCAGACGGGCGGGACGGTCGGGTCGGCAGACTCTTCCGCTAGTCGGTCGTACTCCGCGGAGAACTGCTTCAGTGAACCAAAATCCTTGCGGAGCCTGTTCAGAAGGGTCTGCTCCTCGGGATCGCAAGGCGGTGACTGCATCTGCTGAGCGGCCATGGCCTCGGCTGCTGACCGCACCGGCCTCGGTCTGTTCAGGGTGTTCTCGATCTCCTTTGGAGAGAGCATTGCTGGCGGCTGAAGAGTTTCGGCTTTCATTGCCTCTCTCTGCTTCGCCACCGCCGCCTGTACCTCGGCCATCACCTCCTCGGCGGACTTCTCGGGATGCAGTTCAACGAGCCGAACCTTCTCACTGTTTTTGGCCAATACCGCTTTGACGTAATCCTTGTTGATGCCCTCGACCGTTGGCAGGATGGGCTTCCCAACAATTTCGATCTTCGCGTGCCCGCACCAAGCCCACCAATTGCAGTAGACCTTGGTGCCAGCCAGCGTGGCATTGCGGGTAAAGTACACGTCCTCCGTACTCGCTTTGATGGTGTTGTACGGCGAGTCGGCCCACTCGTAGTCGAACCACGGAGGCGGCAGAGGGTGCCAGCCTTGCTTCTCACACTTCCGGCCCCAATCCTGCCACGCGGGCGTACCTTCCTCGGGAACGGGATGTCCGATGGCCCGCATGTCGATGAGGATAAGACCCGTGCATCCTGCGGGAAGACACTCAAATCCGACTCGCTCCGCCGCCTCGGTCCGACTGAAAATCTTCAGCTCAACAGCTTCTTTCTGTTGTCTGGTGTTTCCAGCATTTGACCAGTGAAAGGCATAGGGGATTTCCTCTCCACCCATGATCGGATGCGGGGGCGGTCCGCAGTACGGACAGTACACGATGCACGGCCCGCGGTCGTAGTGCTCGACGAAGAAGTCGAAACTCGACTTCCAAAAGGGTTTGGCGAGCGGATCGAAACCGAGATAGAGGTCCGGCACGGTGTCGGAGTCGATCATCACCAACACGTCCACACCCTTGTCCAGGGCAGCCTTGAGAGCCCCGTTGCGGGTCATGGTGAGAGGGGTGTCGGCCTCCGTGTACTTGAAGAGAGTTGGTTCACAACGAGGGTCTTTGTGGACCTCCAGCGTGAAGCCGGCAAGCCAGTCGCCGACCTTGGGGGACTCCGACTGTAAAGACCCATTCCCGCCGTAAGGAAAGCGACATACGCCACACTTAAACCGTCTTGGAATCATGCTTGCTCCAATTTGTCTGGGATGCAGAGGGGTACTGCAAACAACACAACGCACGGAGAAAGTCGTCTATCTCGTTTTCAAGTCCTCCATACCCGTGAGGGGGATTGGACAGTAGTAGTGTTTTCGGGAAAGTGCCTTAAAAACCGCGGCTAACGGGTTAGGTCAGCCGCGGCCCCCTCGTCACCGGTGACATCCCAGACCTCGCCGCACGCTGATTCGTGAGGGGTTGTCTAGCTTGCCGTGCCGAGGTCCACTTCCACGAGGATGGAAGCGTTTGTGTTGGCCGTCGTCTTGGCCGACAACGCCTGAATGCGCTTCCGCATCATGTTGGCCAGCAGTTGGGTGGCCCCCGTGAGGTCGGCAGCCCCCAACTTGCCGGCGTAGGTCGCCGTCGAGCCGCTCGCCGTGCCAGCAACCAGCCTAGTCCCGACCGGAATCAAGTTCTCGGCACCGGCCAGGTAGCTGGTGTAGGCGAGCACCTGCCCCTTGATGATGGCCCAGAACAGGTGACCGTTCGGGACGGCACCGGAGCCGTACCATTCGTCCACAATGGCGTCGATGTCGTTGAACGCCGAGGCCGTCGGCGGCAAGTAGACCTTCGACCCGGCCCGCATGTTCGGATAGCCGGTGGCGAAGGACACGGCGTCACCGCCGCTGAGCGTGCCGCCCGTGACGTTTCGCAACAGGATCATCGCATTCCGCGACTGGTCTCGCTTGACCATCGTGCTCTTCGGCATGTTGTCGAAGAACGCGGTCAGTCCTTCCTTGTAAACGCTGTCGCCGTAGTCCCCCGAGGAGACCGCCGTGCCCGGCGTGCCCCAGGTGTGGCCACGAGGAGGGTTGATTTGAGTGTGCTCACCCATAGGTATACCTCGCTTTGGTTAGTTAGACTGCTTGGTTACTCAGGTACGTGAAACCACCCCGCCTTACTGGGCGGCGTAGGGATACAACTTGGCGACGTTCTTGGGCTCGAAGCACCACTGGCCAGCGAACACAGCGGCCCAGAGCATGGTCAGGCCCCGCAGATCCTCGTCCGGCCCCTTCGCCTTGAACAACTGCTCGTACATGCACCGCAACTCCACTTTGCTGGAGTTGATGATGTAGCCTCGCGTCTGCGGGACGCCGTACTCGGTCGTAACGAACACGCCGTCCTGGTTGAAACCGTCGCCCTTGAAACCCACGTCCTGGCCAGGAGCCCATGGAACGTTGATGGTCTGCTTCGCCCGCTGAACGGCCTTGTAGATTTCAAAGTAGTCGGCCGACAACATGCAGAGGTCCGGCATGGCGTCCGGGCCGCCGAGGAGCCGCAGCCACGTCACGGCCTGGCTGATGCACTCCTCGATGTTGTCGTCCACATTGTTTGTGCCAGCCGTCCAGGACGTGCTGGTGATGTTCAGCAGTTTCGGTGAGGTGCAGTCGGCCTCGGTATCACCCGACCCGTTGGGCCACTCGTAGCCCAACGTGGTATTGGGTGGCGTTGCACCGGCTGCGTCCCACGTACCACCTTCGCTGAACAGGTCGGTGGCGATGGAGGCGTAGTCGTCATCCGGCTGACCGATCCTGTCGGCCACCACGGTCCCCGCTTTAACGGCGAGGAAAGACTCCAAGCCGTGCGGGTAGCCGATGCTGACATAGCCGTCGCAGTAGATGGACCAGGCCAACTTGTTCTGGAGGGCCTGACGGATGTCGTCCGTAACCTTGTCCTGGCGCCGGATGATGGCTGCCTCGCCCCGGTTTTGAAGCCGGGTCAACTCATCGAGGCCATCCGCGGCGTAGAACATACGCCACGGCAGGTCCATCTCGCGGTGCTTGTCGCTCTCGTCAAACTGAAGCGTGCCGCCCGTGTACGGATGCACGGTCGGCAAGGCGATCTTCAGGGGCCATTGGCATCGATCGCCGTTGTGGTTGTACGACACGCCCTTCCGCTTGGTGATCCGATCGAGGAGTTGGAAACTCCTCAGTGTCAGGTCCGAGACCTGACGCAGATACTCATGAAGGGTTGTGTAGAACTGGCTCGGAGAAACCGATTGGTCGGCCATATCGTGGTACCTCGCTATGCCATGGGTTGGCTACCGTCCGCCCACTTACCGGGTAGTCCCCGTCAACTGGGCAAAGATGTTGGAAAACGACGGAGGTGCGAGGTCTTGGGGATGGGCCATGCCCGGCTGTCCGAAGGCACCGCCACGCTGGGCGTCGGAGACTCCGGCAAACTGGGCTTGGCGTTGGACAAACAACTCTTGGGAAGTTGGCTGGGGCTGGGGAGGCTGAGGTTGCGGTGGGGGGACCGCAGCCTGAACCGGCACAGGAGCAGGCGAGGGAACCTGGTGCTGCGCCACTTGACCGTTTGAGCCGTTGCTAGCGGCGGCGGCCAATAACTCGGCCATTTGGGCGACATGACCCGGATTTTGTGGGTCGAACCTCTGAATGACGTTCATTGCCTCCAGATACCGCTGACCGTGTTCAGTCATCTTCGGCTGGTTGGTCAGGGGGTTGACCACGGTGCGTCCGAACTGGTCCACCTCGTAAATCTGGGGCTTCTTCTGTTCGGCCAGAGCGGCGAGATACTGCTGGTCGGCGTACTCCTTCAGCTTCTGGTCGATATACTCTTTGGTGGCGTAGGTTTCCTTCAGCTTCGGTTCAAGGCCAGGCATGATGGCCGCAAGGGGGTCGTGCAGAAGGGTCTCCTGCCGGCTTCGCTCCCACTTCTTGCGGGCGACGTATTGTTGGGGAAGGTCGGGGGCAACGCGGGTGATGTACGGTTGCTTGACGACCACTTCGCCGTTGGCGTCCAACTCCAGATACTTTTCCATCTCCGGGTCCCAGGCGGGACCATCGGGCCACCACTTCTCTTCAGCAGGTTGGATTGCAGCGGGGGCCTGCGGGGCAACCTGTTGCTGACCCTGCTGAGCCCGAAACGCCTGCCACGCCTGGTAGTTTTGGGCAGCCTCACGCCCCAACTGAAGCATCTGCTGGGTCTGTGGGTCATTCGCAGCACGCACCTGAGCGTAGAGGGCATCCAAAATGTCGTCGTCGCTGGCTTCGCCGAATGCCGCCGGGTTGATGCCACGAGAGGCCAGTGCATCGCGAAAACTGCCCCATTGCTCGCCTGCCGGTGGCGCCCCCGGAACCTGACTGGCCGGTACGAGCGGAGCACTGGGAGGCTGCGGTACAGTCGGCTGGCCCGCTTGAGGCATCGGAACCGGCTGTCCAGGCTGGCTCGGGGTGGGCTGTTGCAATTCAGGTGCAGTCGGCAAACCGGGTTGCGGTGCCGGCGCTCCGCCTTGTGGTGCAGGAGACGGTTGCGGCTGGGCAGAAGGCGCCGAGGGCGGCGGAGAAGACGTGGGAAGCGGAGGTTGGCCAGTTTGCGGGGCGTTCAGTCCGGTTTGAGAACCAATAGACGAGAAACTGGGCAATCCCTGGTTCAAACCCTGATCTTGTGATAGCGGCATCGGCATTGGATAACCTCGGTCTGGGGGTAATGAGGGTTCCTCTGCCGATATTCCACTACCTTGGCTCAATTGCCTCTTGCTCTTTTTGTCCCTTTTGGCAACATTTGTATAGAAATGGGCACATTTGTCCCTTTTGGACTGCCTTGCGTCGGCAAGTGAGTAAAGGAATCACGCATGATTATCGACGAGAAGATAGACATCGCCGACTTGAAGCCGCTGAAGGAGTTGGCCAGGATTCATCCCAGCCTGAGCGGCAAGCGGCTAAGGCGATGGCACTTGATGGGCATCATGCAACGAGGCGATACCGACATGCGGCAACGGATCTATATGGACGGTTGGTGGGTAGGAGGCCAACTGTACTCGACCCGAAAGGCGGTACTGGAGTTCTGGAAAAGAATTGGAGGAAAGTGATGAACTACTCACCTGAACCATGGCGAGTCGCTCTTGATTCACCCTGCCGATACACCGAAGGTACGATTCCCATCCTTGCCGAAGACACGAATGTCGGATGGATCAACGCCAAGGAAGATCGGGGAGAAGAGAATGCCAAACGTGCTGTGACCTGCGTCAACGCATGTCGGAAAATCAGCACCGAGTACCTTGAAAGGATTGTCAGTGACGGCCATGTCCTGACTCCATTTCTTCAGGAGGCATTCAAAGCCGGAGACCAACCATACGAACTCCCAGCGAGAGAAGAGGAAAGCGATGAGCCATAGCCCAGAACCGTGGCAAGGAATCGCCCTTGCTCCCGATTGCTACGAAATCCGGGACGGTACCGGAACGGCCATCGTGACGATGAAGGAACTCACTGCCACCGTATCCGGCCAGCCATCACAATCTCTCGGGCCTTCGCCAGTAATGTCCTTTGCGGATGCAACTAGGATTCTGGCCTGCGTGAACGCCTGCCGTTGTCTTCCAACCGCCTATCTCCAAAACCGATTGGCAGAGGGGAAATACTTAATCGGCGAGTGGCGGATAGACGCCGCAACGTGTCTAACAAAACTTCCTCCGCTCACGGATCATCAACTGCAAATCGCAAAGGCTGTCAGGGCCACATTCAAGGAGAGATTTGGAACATGAGCCACTCACCAGAGCCATGGTACTGGAAGAACGACACTCTTGATCGCCCATACTGCTTCCTCATGTGTTTGAATGACAATGTTCTCTCAACTGCTCAAGATGAGGAATGGTCTCCATCAGAAGAAGATGCCAAGCGAATCACGGCGTGCGTGAATGCCCTGAAGGGTGTACCAACGGAGGAACTTGAGGAGATTATCACTGCCGGCCGTGCGTTCATCATCGCCGAGTTCATCAAAACGAATCGCGAGGTCCTACGATGAGCCATAGCCCAGAACCGTGGACGTATAAACCCTACTACCCCGTTCCCTACGACAGCGACTATATCATTCAGTCTGGGTTAAACGAAGTAGCGGTCTGTCATAAGAACGCCCAGCGAGACCAAAATGGTTTGCCGTTTGGCGACGCTGCCCGCATCGTGGCCTGCGTCAACGCCTTCCGCGGCTTTCCCACCGAGGCCATCGGGCCATTTATGGAGAAGATACAAGAAGCGATGCGGCTGTCTGACCGACTTTTCACAACCACGACATCCGGTGGTGCTCGCGACGATGTGGCCGATTTGATGGCCGCAGCCTTTTGGATTCTTCGCGACCACGGCATGGAGTGGAAGGAAGCCACATGAGCGTTCCCAAGCATGGCCGGCACTGCGTTGAAAGACCCAGTTACGACGGTCGTAAACTCCCGCGAGGAAACGACTGCATGGATTGCTGGCGTATGTATTTTTACGCCCACAAGGACGAACCTATCACGGGTGCCGTCATGTTCCAGTTCATGTCGGCACTTCAGTTCTTGCGTTTTGATGCAAGCAGGGACGCACTGTCCGAGTTGGCCGACATTATAAGGTATCCCTATGAAGAATAGCCCAACCCCCTGGTCAGTTGAGGAAACCACAATCGACCGACGGGTCGTCGATGCAAACGGGACGCCCATCTTCGGCCTGATTGAGCGTGACGGTCGCCAGTTCATGGTGATTCCGTTGCAGGAGAACGCCGAGAGAATCGTGGCGTGTGTGAATGCGTGTGCAGGTATTCCGACTGAAGACCTTCAACAACTCACACACGGAGAACTACATTGGGACAAGGAACTCAATCATGGATGACCTCCGAACCTTCCCGCTATCCGCATTCCAAGGCACCTGTCCAATCTGCAAGGAAGTCCTCGCCGGCCTGCCTGATGCCAAGCATCTCTACGCCGGCCGAGTCTGGCGCCCCGAAGAGAAGGACCCAGAGAAACGATCCGAGGCAAAGTACGTGTGCAAGAACAGAAAACCCCGAGAAGCCCCATGCGAGCCGACCCCCACATCAAGCGAAAACCAAGAGCCGAACCCGCCCCCGTCGATCCACTCACCCTCCTAAGCGCCGAGGCCCGTCTCGCGATTCTCGGCAAACGACTGGTGGCCAAAGACCCCGTGTTGCGGGTGCTGATGGAGAAGGTGCTGTACAACTGTAGTGGAACCCACGCACAGGACCCGTATGGATCACCCATGAAGTGGCAGTCCTGGAAAGAGCCGCTATCCAGACTGTCTGAATACAGAATCAGAAATGATGTCGGGGCTATCCTTGAAATCATGTCACAGGACTTCGTTGGAAGTCGCGGAAGTAGGGGATTGAACCTTGGCCATTCACTCCTGAGTCAAGCAATCAAATACGGCAAGAAACTATGCTACGGTTCAACCAAGATGTCGCTCCGTCGGTGCCTCAAGGCGATACCCATTCCACCACTGGACAACCCGGTGGCCTTCCTCCCTGAGCAAACTGCTGAAGCATTCGGCAAGGAGAGCAATTACGGACTACGGGTCGTAGGCACCCCACTTCTAGCCCTTCATGGTTTCTGTGTGGCCTCGCGAAAGCTCTGGTTTCACTGCATGACCAAGCGACTGCTGTACTTGAGAAAAGACGGGGAACAGTATCGGATATACTGTTTAGGCACTTGGACGTTTGGCGACCCGAAGGACTTGGTGTACCTGTACGAGGCGTAGGAAATTAAGATGGAATCCATGACCAGAACTGAGATCGAAGCCGAGCTGTTCCGGCTGCAAGGGCATGTACATGGAGGGCGACTGACGTTGCGTCCCGATGGAACGCGAGACCCAAACGACCATGCCTGCTATGGCTGTTCTCGGTATATTCAACTGAGCAACATGCTCAGTGACCTTGTGGCTGCCGAGCAAAAGAAGGAAACCCCATGACAAAACACCGATTCAACATCGCTTGGGCACTTGCTCCAGGAGATTACTGGCTCCTCAAGGGAGGTCAAGGCAATGGTAGGATTGCTCCAAAAAATGGCGGAAAGCGATTTAGTCTTCTGGTTCGGACCGACACTTGAGCCTACTCTCGTGAGGAATACTCCGCTACGGCATCCTGGAGCGACCGTAAGGGCGAAGTGAGTCTGACCATCGCCGAGTATCAGAAGACCAAGCGAAAGAAAAAGAAAAGGAGAAGGGCCCCGTGACTCCCGACCTCTCCCTCGTCTCCACGGACGACCTGATACGAGAAATTGCCAAGCGGTCGGACTGCGGAGTCGCCATCTACCTTCAGGAACTGACGAAGAAGGGGAACGACCTCCAGGTGGACCGCCCGTCGCTTCATCGGTGGGGAAGCACGTTCACTCAACTTGGTTTGCTCGACTACTGGAAGAGTCACCTACTTGGAGAAGTCTTCCAGTCATTTACCATGGACGCACCGGAGAAAGAAGAACCATGACCCTTGCCATTATCTGGACTTGGACGTGCGACGAGTGCGGAAAGACGCACGCGAAAGAGCAGGGCAAGTTGCTCCCTGGCAACACGGTTATACACTACGATATCCCGTCCGGCTGGCACTTCATTCGAGGCAGGATGGTTTGCGATGAGCACAAAATCACGATCGAACCACGGGGGGCACCAGAGGCACCTGGGCCAACGTCCCATTCTGCCAGCACGTTAGGACCGGGAGAGGAGAATAGCAAGTCCACAACAACTACCGAGATGGTCCAATTCCGAGACGATAATTGGGAAGAAGTCTTTGACTTTCTTCCTCCCTATGTTAGTTACAGCCTCACTCCTGATGGAGTTCTAACGATTAGAACTCCGACTACGGAATATGTTGTGCACAAGCACGACTGGATTGTTCGTGATGCAAGGGGATTTTTAGAGGTACGCACCTCGACGCTTCCGAATGTTGGGCATGAACGATTTATAAAGGAGGCACCTGTCCCGCCGTCCCTTGACGAGGAACTCGATGCACGTTTTCCTGGTTGCTTTAAGCCGAGAACCAAGAAGGACGACAAGGTACCACCTATCTGGCCAGAAGAATAGGACCGTCCGTCCATGATGACCCCGCCGCCCCAACCTCCGAAGAAAATCCTGACCAAGGGCCTCCTTCCCACAGTTGACTACTTGCAATACCTCGACGAGCTGGATGCCATCAAAGCGGAAAGACAGGCAGAAGCACTCACTACCATACGTGACGGACGGAAACTCACTTACAGTCACGGTCCTACAACTTCAAAGTGGAGAATACGGGACTAAACCATGCTCCAGACCTTCAACGACCTGACCATCGACCCCGACAACATCGAAGCTATCTCTTCTCCAGTGGAGAGCAGGTACGCCACGATCTACCTGAAGCGGGGCAGGGAAATCCACGTCTCCAAGGAAACGTGCGAGGTGCTGAAGAAGCATCTCGCCGATTTCCGCCGAAACCATGACCCCTGATCCTCCCATCCGCTGTCAGGCGTGCGCCAAGTACACGGGCACGTTCTCCAAGGACGGCCAGTGTCCCAACCAGGCCACGGAGACGGTCTGTGTCGGCTCCCGCAAGACGCTGCTGTGCAAGGAGCACGCCGACTTCGCCAGGTTAGGCGTGTGGGCGATGGTGACGACAAAAGAGGTGCCGTGGGTGGAACCAAGCCAGGAGAATGACGATGCCAAGATGTGAAGAGTGCAAGTTCTGGGAAAGGAAAGGCGAGTCCACCGGATTGTGCCGTATCGGCCGGCCGACATTTCATGCACTGGTCATCCCCTTTGAGACTTATCGAGCCGAAGCAGCCACAACTGGTATATGGCCGACTACGCTGGATTCGGATTCGTGTGGTAAAGGCAAGCCGAAGGAACTCCAATGACCAAACGCCATCGACCCGCCGAGCCCCTCTTCGCTCAGGCTGTCCCTGCCATCGCCACCAGCATCCTCGTCTTCACTCCCGGCCGCCTCACCGTTGGCGAGTTGAAGCGGCAACTCGACCTGCTGGACGTGGGCGATGACGTGGTAGTCAAGACGATCAACGGCGACAATTGGCGGCTGCTCGAACACATGAGCTTCTGTAGGAGCAAAGGCGAGGTGGTGCTGTGGTAAAGCAGAACCTCAACCCCGATCCCAATGAACGGCCGCCCCGAGTCCTCCTCCAGGACATCCTCGAAACGACCTACATCTTGTGTCGTAACTGCGGGATGCCCGTGCATGTCCCGGTAGTCCCCATTGAGGTAACCCCAGAAAAACTGTGGCCCTGTCCGTACTGTGGAACCAGCCCGTTCTTACCGAAAGGAAACCCATGACTGACGAACCAGATATGGACCTCTCCCTCCGTTTCTACTCCTTCAAGACAACCATCAGCGAGAACGCCAACACCGGCTATGCGAACGACGCCGATGCCCTCGGCACGATGATAGCGGCCATGCTTGTATCGCTCCACACGGCTCGAAATGATACGTCTTCCGGTGACGTTTCTCCCTTCCGCATCCTGGCCGAGGGCATTACGACGTTGAAACCCTATGCCTACGCTCACGAGGAATCGGCGTTCGTCCTTGCCGCCGAAGACTTCTGCGACGAGGACGACCGAGAAACCGAGAGGAGAGAGGAGGCCGAAGAGGAAGCTGCAAAAACGGTTGTCCAGGCTGGTGCGGACCAGATCGACCAGACGGATGACAAGGCCAGGAATACAGTGAGGTGAACCATGGGTGACGAAACCGACTGTCACGATGCCTGCAAACAGAGCAAGCGGGCAATGATGCCGGATGAGATGATCGAATTCCTCTTGGCACCTGCTTTTAGCCCAGAAGTCTTTCAGGCCATAAACGCCATTATCGACGCCTACGACAATGTCTACGTCGATGCAGAAACCAAGACGGAGGACAAGACGTAAGCAACGTGGGAATGCGGTTGCAGTACGGTCGGGAACCGCAGCCCTGGACAAAAGGGACAAAACAGGTCATTTGTGCCCAAATTGTCCGAGTGGTCAAGAAAAGCGTTGAATTCCCATTGTGAATAGTGAAAATCAGGTTCGTTGTCCGGGCAGACAAACAAATCAACCTACGTGAGGGCCGCTGAATTCTTCTGCCCGGAGAACAAGCGGCCCTCACTTTTTTGTCAGGTCCCAAAGCACAAGGTAAAACGACGGCACGTCGAGACGGCTCGCCGCTGATCCGGAGGACCAATGGCAAGAAATCACCGAGCGGCAATCCGCGAGGATGGATACCCAACGACATCGCATCCCCCCGGACAGCCTCAATCTGTCCCGCTCTACAGCCTATCCGTCCGGTCCTACCAGGACATCAAGGTCAACCCCATCACCTGGCTCTGGAAAAACCGCCTTGCCTTTGGCAAGTTTTCTCTCTTCGCGGGTGTTCCGGGTGCTGGTAAGACCTACGCCATGTGCGATCTTGTAGCCCGCTGTTCCCAAGGTGGCATGTTTCCAGACGGAACCCCTGTACCCCATTGCGAGTCACTCATTCTCTCGGCCGAAGATGGAGCTGAAGACACCCTGAAGCCCCGCCTCCTTGCCCATAACGCCGACATGAACATGGTGCACCACCTAGACGGAGTACGAACCCAGGACCGGGACCTGTTCTTCGCCGTCTCAAGATACACAGACCTGCTGGACAAGTGGCTGGATGGTCACCCCCACGTTCGTCTCATCGCCATCGACCCTATTACAGCCTTCATGGGAGACGACGTTGACGACTACAAAAACGCCGAAGTTCGAGCGGCCCTCGGTCCCTTGGCTGCAATGGCAGACCAGCGAAAAATTACCATCCTTGGAATCACTCACCTGAGCAAGAGCCAAACCAAGAGCATCAACCGGGTTATTGGCTCCATCGCCTACGTTGCTGCCGCTAGGGCGGTCTGGCTCATCGACCACGATCCCAACGAACATGGTCGCAGGCTGTTTCTCCAAATCAAGAACAATCTCGGACACGCCGATGGACTCGCTTTTTCTATCAATCCTCCCGCCCCCATCGCATGGGAGTCAGATCCCGTGACCATGACGGCCGACGACCTCAGCGACACGACGCATACGACATCACAGGAAGCGGCTGTCGAATGGTTGCGGGACTCGTTATCCGATGGTCCAGTTTCTGCCCGTCAGATTCTGTCCCAGTGTGAACGGGAAGGTATCTCAAAAAGGACCTTGGGCCGTGCGAAAAAGGCTCTCAAGGTCATCTCCAAGCACAAGGAGTCATCCTGGTTTTGGATGATTCCAGAGTAGGCTGTGCTCCCACCCAAAAGCTGGAAGGATGCCAACTTTACTACCGTGGCATCCTTGGCATCCTTGGCAACGTTGCCACAACTCCAACAATAACACTAACTTACGGTGAGAGAGCAGTAGTAAAAAAAGTCAAGGATGCCAAGATGGCCAAGGTATAGAAATTGGCATCCTTGGCTCTGTTGAGTAGGCGATTTTTCACTATTCGATTGCTGGAAAGCCAAGTTTCTGACCCCAAAGGTTTTTGGGACGAAGAAAAATGGGTGAGTATGTTGACTATTACAGCAGAGCGATGGGGGACCCTACCCCCTGGGCTCCTTCGGCTGCATGTAAGTCATTGGTAGCAAACATGTTGCATTCGCACCTTTGTATGACACCCATCCTGACTAGCCCTACCTAGCCGCTGTGAGTACGTGCATTTGGGGGTCTCCTGACTCACATTGACTACACCTCACTGTAGTCAATGTCATCACAATGACTACAGTAGTCATTGGAATGAGTCATCAGAATGACTACACATAGACCAGGCGGGTGTCGCAATTTTGACACACACCCAGCTATCGGGTGGAAAAGCAACTAAACCTGTTTTGCGGCAACGGGTTACGGCAACGGCCTGGCTTGCAAAGTGTAGTCACTTTGATGAATCGTGGTGCTTAAACACCAGAAAATGTGACCACACCAGAATTGCATGGTGACATACGTAAATTGTTTCGCAGAAACACTTTACGCGAATTTTGTACACGCCAAAACGGGTGGAAAGGTGCGTATTGTACAGACTTTGGTGGTTGTCTGGCCGCGAAACCTGCGACCGACTGACAAGAGGTTCCCCGATCCCTTTACAAGTGAGGTGTGACATGGCTAAGAGCAAAAGTGTTCCGATTGAGTTACTGCAACGTGTTGCTCGTGGCGAGGTATCGGTAGCGGATGCTCTCGCCGCAATGGGCGACCGGCCGACAACGGCAGCGGGTCGAGCTACGGGCCGGCCTGTTGGGCGGCCGAAGGGTGAGGATCGGCTTATCGTTATCGTCCGGGAATGGCGAGCGCTGGAGGACAAGGCGGAGCGTACTCCCGCTGAGGAGGCAAGATTGGCGAAGCTACGAAAGACGGTCGCAAACCCCCCCGAAAGGCTAGGCTTGCTGACAGGCGAGAAAACAGCCATGGCCCCCGATGGAAGGGTTGGTGTCCGGGTCCGCGGTGACGCCCACCGGGGTGACAAGCCTACGTGGAGAGGGAGGAAGTACACGATGGTTCCCGTCCGAGAAAAGCGTATCCTACGGCGGAAAATGCTCATGGAACGGGATCTCGTCGGCCGTCCAGCGCAGGCCCCAGGGTACTGCCTGCCGAGGGAGTACGAGTGCAATATCATCCCGCTCTATCAGCGGCAGGCAGTGCTTTGCCTCATCCAGGAGCATGTTGTGGACATTGCCATGGGAAGCATGATGCTGACGATGGCATGAGATGATTCGACAGAAAAAAGCCCCCAGAAATGGGGGCTTTTTTCGTTTCCACCCCTCTTTTGGAAGCCGGCCGGCAATTTTGCTTTTGTTGTGAGGCCGGTCGGTTGACCGGCAAACCGAGAACGAGAACCCTTGAACAAGTGAGGTGTGCTATGAGTACCGTTATGGATTCCCCGATTGCTGCGAAGAGGCCGGTGTCAATGGCTGCGATCCCCCCTAACGCCACAAAGGATGTGGTGCTGGCCATGTTGGGTGCTGGAACGATCACGGCACAATCCGCAGCCGCTTGGCTTGACGCTGACACGGCCGCAAAGGTTGCCGCGGCAAGGGCGCTTCGGCCGCAGAACAACCTCCGGTGCAAGGTCAGTGAGAAGAAGGCGTTGAGCATCTATGGGCTCCAGAGGATGCCAGTCACTCTCTACGTTGAGCAATGGGAGCGGCTCTTGGCGTTCGCCGATGAGGTTCGCACCTTCATCGTCACCCATACGGCCGAGTTCTCCCGCAAATAGTCCGGCCGAGGGGGTGCAATTCAGCCCGGCCCTGCAACCCGGGCTTTGTTCTGCCCCTTCCCATTAGCAAGCGAGGTGTACCGTGAAGCCCATCGTTCACAAGCTGACTATCGACACCCTAATCCGCTCTGGCAAGAGTTGGCTACAGGGCAACGGCGTGACCGTGCGGAAGGTCGTGGCCTACTACCGCAAGGAGTACGGGCTGTCTTCCCATCGGGTGAGTCAACTCCGGCGGGGACTGGCGACGAGCTAGGCCCCTGACAACGTGCCGCCAGTGGAGTGCCACCGTGCCGTAGTGTGAGCCGGTGCGGAGGCTTTCCCCTTGCGTTTCCTTAGACCTGGAGGTGTGACCATGCTCAGCATGACGTGTGAGATTGTGCGCCGGCAAAATGCCCGGCGGGACGGCCGTTGTTTCCCCTCCCTCAAAACGGTGAGGGAGGCGTTCGAGAGCGACAGCCAGGAGGATGAGAACCGGGAGTACCAGGAGTTCGCCAGCCCGTACTGGGACCAGGCGAGGGGCATGAGTGACCTGTAGAGGTCCGTGCCGCCAATAGGACGTGATACACCGCCCCGTCAGCGTGTCTCGATACTCTCGCCGGGACGACGGGGCGAGGTTTCGTGCCCTACCCATCCCTTGGACTGCGAGGTGTACCATGTGTCTCGGACTGACGTGCGGCCAGATAGCAGCCCTGTGGCGGGGTGGCAACCAAGAGGCTGCACCGTACTTCATGGCGAGGTACGGGAGCAAACAGGACTGCTGCAAGGTGGTTCTGGAGGTGTGCCGCCAGGACGGACCGTACTCTGCGGACTGCTTTGTCCGGGAGTTGGAGAAGCAGTTGGCGCTCTTGGAGGAGAACGCCAGGATCAGCGTAGCGTAGTGCCGCCAGAGTAACCCTATTGGCCCCGGCTGGTAGGCGGGACTTCACGCCGTTGCGTTTTGCCGGCGGAATACCGATGCCGAGAGTTGAGGTTCGATTCCTCATTGGGCCACTTGTGTAGAGATGCCCACTCCCTGTGGCGGCCGGGGAGAGGGTCTTAGGTCCATGCCGCCAGCCCCCTACACAAGAGGTGTGCCTGTGCTACTCAACTGCCCCACAACTGCCGTAACCATCATCAACGCATCGCCGTTGCTCAAGACCTGCGATGAGGCCCAGGACCTCTGCGACCAGGTTGCTTCCTGGCTCTCGGGTGGCGAGAGTTACGACCCGGAGTTCCTTGCGGAGAATCTCACGCAGATCGCCATGGACCTCCGACAGTCGATGCAGGAGGCCGTGGCCTGATTGTCGAGGTAGCCCACAAGACGTAGACTGCGGGGCGAACCTTGCCAGTGTCGTCGCTGGCCGCAGTCCTGTATCCCCATGCCGCCAGGGGGAAGTGGCGGTTCCTACTGAATGCCCTAGAGGCAGGAGGTATCGCAATGAGTCGTTACCAGATGAGCGATGGGACGGTTGTGGACACCAAGAACGCTACCGCATCGTGGGGTGAATCCACACGATGGGACGGCCACAACCATATCAGCGTGGCCACCGGGAGCCAGTGGGAGCACCAGACTCTCTACCGCAGCCGCAAGGGCCGGTACTACGTCGAGCACACGAGCCGGCGGGATGGCTCGACGCCTGGTGCCGAGTGGGTGAGTTTAGAAGAGGCTTGCCGATGGCTGCTGGCCAACGAGCACAGCCCCGAGGATGAAAACTTCCCCGAGGATCTCAAGGACCACATCGACAAGGTGAGCGAGTAGACACCTCCCAGGAATGCCGGCGTACTGCCAGCCGCCGGCCCTCTGGTACATGTCATGCCCCAGAACGCTCCAGCAACGCCAGGATTGCGTCGGACGCTGGGCTGTCCAAGTAGACTTGTGCCGCCAAGACGCATTCCTGAGCGTCTGGATCAACGCTAGGGGCGACGTGTGAGAAAAGAATGCCCGATGGGCGACAGACTCGTATCGTCGTGCCGCCAGATTACCTAGAGTCCCTTACTGTGAGGTGTACGATGCTCGGTTACAGCGTGTGGTGTGCCTCAAGGGCATACCAAGAGGAGTACGACCAGACCAAACGGGTGGCCGCGTTCACGTTCCTGCTGGACGCCGTGGACTATGCCGCCAGTCTGGCGAGAAACAGCGTCCGCTGCGTGCTGATCGGCCCTTACGGGCTGGCAACTGAGTACGTGAGAGACGAGACCGATGGTTCCGGGTACACCATCCGGGACGCCAACGGGCGGAAGTAGTGCAGTCAACAGGGGCAGGCAATGTCCTTTCGTGCTCTTTCGTGTCTTTTGCTGTCCTTTCGTGTCTTTTCGTGTCCTTTGTACCCCTTGGAGGTGTGTGATGGCTGTCAAACGTAACCTGATTCCCCGTCCGGGTGAGGGCAAGGCGTTCGCCTATGCCTATCAGGCTGGGCGAGATTCGGTGGCTGAGTGAGCCGACCTGGCCGCCGCCCTCCTGGCCTAACCCGCCAGAGTGGGCAGCGAGCGGGCCGACTGAGTGCCCGTGGTCCCTTAGATGGAGGCGTGGAGGATGACCCCAACCAAAGCTATCGAACACACCGACGACATGATGGGAAAGTTGACGGCCCTGGTCGCCCACCTGCACAACGAAGCCGACGAGGTTGCCGAACAGTGGTACGGCCTCGGACAGGCTGGCGGACAACGGGAAGACCATGCCGCCAGCCTGTTGACCAGACTTCGCCCCCACTTGGAGGCAATCGAGAGCTTCGCCCATATCTGCGGACAGCAGATTACGGGCTACGTGAAAGACCCGTTCGGCCGACAGGCGGCGATGGAGGCTCCAACCGTCTGACCCCCAGGGGCTTCGGCCCCGCTTCTACCCTCCTGCTGGGAGGGTGCAAGCGGCGTCAAAGTCCGGTTTTTCGACGAATCACGGCCCCTTGCAAAGGAGGTGTACCCTTGTCGCACATCGTCAGTATCAAGACCGAGGTCCGCGACCTGGCCGCCCTCATGGCTGCCTGTCAACGCCTCAAGTTACCCGCCCCCGTGGTCGGAGAGCACAAGCTGTTCTCTGGCACCAAGACGGGGGCAGCCGTCCAGTTGCCCGACTGGCAGTATCCCGTGGTCACCGACCTCGGAACCGGGGAGTTGTCCTACGACAACTTCAACGGTCACTGGGGAGATCAGAAGCACCTGGACGCCCTAAAGCAAGCCTACGCCGTGGCCAAGGCCACCATCGAGGCCCGCAAGCATGGGCATCGGGTGAGCGAAGTCAAGCAAGCGGACGGCAGTGTCAAACTGACCATCCAGGTAGGAGGTGTGGCATGAGAACCATCGAAGTCCTAGTCAGCCCCACGGGCGAAGTCGTCGTCACCACCAAGGGTTTCAAGGGCAAGTCCTGTCAGGACGCTAGCCGCCAGCTTGAGAAGGCCCTGGGCGTTCGGCAGAGCGAGAAGCTGACGACAGAGTACCACTGTGCCGCCAGCAGCACAACGCAGCAGGAGGCCCGGCAGTGAACGTCATCATCGACCAGCAGGGCAACCTGCGAACGATCTACAACGAGGCCCTGGACCTGTCCGCCTGTGGAGAGGTGACTATCACCCGTGCCTCAAACGTGGAGTGGAGTCCTGGCATCGGATGGCACGCCTACATGGGCGAGCCTTTCAACATGGACGGCCCCGTCCTCGGCCCCTTCGCCAAGCGTAGCGAGGCGTTGGCGGCTGAGGTGGCGTTCATCGAGGAAAACGTGCTTTGACAGTCACCAGACAGCCAGGGGTACGCCTGCTGTCCGTCCGGTCACTATCGAGTCCCCTTACGTGGAGGTGTGCCATGCTTGGAGACGTGTTAGGGCAATACCTCGATGCCTGTTTTTCTGGAGTCTACGTCCAGTCGGCGGAGCACGAGGACGCGATCAGCGAGGTATCGGCCCTATGTCGATGCCGCCAGTGGCAATTGGCCGTGTGGGACATGGCCGGCGGCTTGCAGATGAACGGGCAGAGCAACCCGGACATGAAAGACCCGCTAGCTGTCCTGGCAAGCCTGCCTGCGATGGCACCGAACGGTGAAGGGTCCGCCGTCATGCTCCTCCGCAACTTTCATGCGTTCATGGACAACCCAGAGATCGTGGCAGAGATGTGCCGCCAGATCGAGGCCGGCAAGGTACGGCGTACCTTCATCGTGGTCCTGTCGCCAGTGGTCAAGATCCCAGTGGAGTTGGAGAAACACTTCGTCGTGCTGGAGCACGAGTTGCCAGGACGAACAGAGCTTGAAGCCGTCGCCCGTGGCATCGCCACCCGAGAGGGCGAGATGCCCGAGGGTTCCGACCTGGACAAGTTGCTCGATGCCTCCGCTGGCCTGACCCGGATGGAAGCCGAGGGGGCGTTCTCGCTGAGTCTGGTACGGGATGGCAAGCTCCATCCGGAGAGCGTGTGGGAACTGAAATCAGGAATGCTCAAGAAGACTGGTTGCCTGTCGCTGTACCACGGTACGGAGAGTTTCTCCGAGTTGGGAGGACTGGACAACCTGAAGGCTTTTACCTTCCGCGCGATTACCAGAAGCAAGGAAAAGGTACGCCCCAAGGGCGTCATGCTGCTGGGAGTGTACGGAACCGGCAAGTCGGCTTTTGCCAAGGCACTCGGTGCCGAAGTCGGCAGGCCAACCCTGGTCCTCACAAGCGAGCAAATCAAGACCTCGGCCTATGGCAAGAGCGAGGAGTTGATGGCCAAGTCCCTGAAGATTGCAGACATGATGGCCCCCTGCATCCTGTTTGTTGACGAGATTGAGGGACTTCTGGCTGGAGTGAACAAGGCTGGTGACCCTGGCGTAAGCAAGTCAATCGGAAAGGTGTTCTCAATCTGGTTGACTGACCACACCTCGGACGTTTTCGTCGTCGCCACCAGCAACGACATTTCCGACCTGCCAGGAGAGTTCACCCGTGCTGGTCGATTCGATGCCGTGTTCTTCGTGGACACGCCAGGCCGTGACCAGCGTGACATGATTTGGAAGATTCACGAGAAGAAGTACGGCATCGAGCCACAGGATCGCCCGGATGATACAAACTGGACTGGGGCGGAAATTGAGAGTGCCTGTCGGCTGAGTGCCTTGCTGGACGTTCCCTTGGTGGCGGCGGCAGACAACGTGGTGCCTGTGGTTGTAACGCAGGCAGAGAAGATTGAGGCCATGAGGCAGTTTGCCGCAGGGCGTTGTCTGAATGCCGAGGCTACGGGTCGCTATCAGCGGGATGGCCAGCCAGTGGCTCGCCGCAACATCGAACGTGGTCCCACCACACAGCCGAGTACCAACTGAGGAGAAAAACCCTTTACAAGTGCAGCGGTTATGGTAGAATGCGAGCGGCCCAGTTGGAGCTGGGCCGCTCTGAACACAAGCAACCTATGAAGGAGGTCGCTCATGTCTGATGATGATTCTACCATCCCCCGTGGCTTCTGCCAGTGTGGCTGTGGACAAAGGACCAACCTGTACAAATCCACACGATGTCAACTCGGCCAGTTCAAGGGAGAGCCCCGCCCCTATATGCGGGGGCACCACAACCGAGCCCGAAAGCAAACACAGCAAATCGGATTTGAAGAGGGACTCCGGCGTGGTGCAGAAATGCCCCCTCTGCCAAATGTCACTGGAGTTGAGATTAGGCCCATCCCGGAATTTCCGGGGTACGCCATTGGTGACGATGGCACCGTATGGGGATGCCGCCACGCCTGGGGATTTCACAACTGCTGGCACTGCTTAGTCCCCTATTGGTATGGTCGTCACAACAAGGTTAAGTATCTCGTCGTTGGTCTGCGTGCAACTGGAGCGAAGAAAAGAAAGAGGACGCTTGTGCACATCCTCGTCTTGTCAGTCTTTCGCGGACCGAAGCCCACTGGACAAGAAACCCGCCATTTGGATGGACACCCTGACAACAACAGGCTCAGTAACCTTGTCTGGGGAACGTCCCTGGATAATACCGCAGACAAGATCAAGCACGGTCACGACTATTTCAAACCAGGTCAAGACCATCCCCAAGCGAAACTGACCACAGAGGCCGTTCTGGCCATCCGAAGTGACAGCCAAGCGAACTACAACGAGCTAGCCCTCAAATACGGGGTCTCGCCGTCACTGATTAGCCTTGTAAAGAAACGGAGGGCATGGAAGCATTTGCCGTGAACTAGGTCGGGTGACACGACCCGAGCCCGAGTCCTCTGGATGGCCAGAGGGCCGGCACCCTGGCCGTTTGACCTGGGAACCCTAACCCTTTTGGAGGTGTACCATGAGCGAGTTCGTCAATGCGTCAGACCGTGCCACCAGCCCCCGTGAGCGGCTGGAAGTCGAGTTCCTCGCAACCCGTGTGTCCTTCACTTGGCTGGGCGTTCGCCGGGCATTGGACCGGGAGCAAACAGCCCAGGCGGCCGAGTCCTTCGGCGCCGAGGGGCAGTTTTTGTCGGCAGCAAAAAAGCTGCTGGACACGAAGCACCCGGCGTACAAAGCCGTGAGCAAGGTCAAGAGCCAGGCGGGAGGCTTTTGGAAGGGGATGAGCCTGCCCTTCCCGGAGCCCGGTCTGCGGCTGATCCGGCAGGAGGATCTGGACGGGTTCGAGTCTCGGATGGCCGGCTTCCGCCAGGCCCTCAACACGAACGTCGAAGCCCTTGACCAGGTGTTCTGGGAGTTGAAGGACAACGCCCGGCAGAAGTCGGGCCGCCTCTACAACTCCAGCGATCTGCCGGACAGCGTGCTCGGTGCCTTCTCCATCGACTGGAGCCTTGAGAACGTCGCCCCCCCGGACTATCTTCTGACTCTGCGGCCGGACCTGTACGAGCGGGAAGCCGCCCGGATTCGTGGCCAGTTCGAGCAGGCGGTAGTCCTGGCAGAGCAAGGATTCATCGCCGAGTTTCGCAAGCTGGTCGCCCACCTGACGGAGATGCTGACCGACAGCCCGGACGGCAAGCCCCGGCAATTCAAGAGCGCCTCGGTGGACAACCTCAAGGAGTTCTTCGAGCAGTTCAAGCGGCTGAGCGTGAGCGACAACGCCGACCTGGCGGAGTTGGTCGGCAAGGCCCAGAACCTCGTCAACGGGGTCAGTGCCGAGGCGTTGACCAACTACGACGTGCTCCGCCAGTTCGTCGGCGGCGAGATGGGCAAGGTACAGCAGAGTCTTGACAGCATGATCGTTGACCGCCCCCGTCGCAACATCGTTAGAAAGGCACGGTGAGCCCATGAAACGCCTTACTCTCCACGTAGCGATGCTTGCCGTCCTCGTCGGCGTGCTGTACCTGCACTGGATTGCGATGGTGCGGTGACTTCCTACGCCTCCGTGGGAGAAGCACGGGGGCGAAATGAGTTCACCCTCAAACACACCTCCCCAGTCTGCCGTCCCTGGGTCAACAAAGGGCGGCAGGAAAGGAAAGAACGACATGGGATTAGACCTTACTGTGTGCCCCGTCAGCTATTTCAAGCAAGACTCATGGCTGTGCTATGACCGTCTCGGCCTCAACCGCAACTACGAACTCTTCGCACAAATTGACGAGGAGAAATCCCGTATGCCCGCCATCGAAGCGGTGTGCGATCCCAAGGATATTCCCCAGGGTAAGCGTGTCCACTGGTATGGAGACGATGGGCTAAAAACCATTACGGAAGACCCCTACGGATGCGGACTGACCTACGTGGACGCCCGTGAGTTTGCCAACGTCGAGCCCGGAGAGACAGGCGACTGGAACAAGGCCGTGCTTGCATTCCTCAAGGCCCTGCCGCCAGAGACGCCGATTGTGCTCTGGTGGCACTAGATACACACCTCCGGCTCCCGTGGGGACGGGGGCCAGCCCAGCGTCTTCGACGGCGAGGACGCTGGCCCGGCAAACCGTCCTGCCTTGAAACTGGACTTCCTCAAGATGAACCACCTCAATAGAATGCGTTTGCGTGCTTTGCGCCGCAGTGTGCCAGCGGGGGGAGCTGCCGACAACGGCTATGATCCCCGCTGGCCTCTATTGACATACCGCCAGCATTTGACTAGGCTTATCAACGGTGTTGGGTTGTCGGCCCAGCACCCAAGAACCTCTGAAGGTGCAAAGCAACAATGCCAACAGCAACGCCACAAGGTTTCAGGCCAGCCCGTTATCCCGTGTGCCGTCAGGCACCAAAAAGGGCGCTGCCCGTTGAGTCGGGAAAAGGCGATGCCGCCAGTAAGGTTGCTGAGGACGTGCCCCCATCGGCACGGTGGCAAAGTGGGGTATCCAGCCCCCGAGGAAAGCCCGGCAACGGCACCGGGCAGGCCGACCGACGCTCACACAAAATCCCGGCAACGCTGGCCCAATTGCGCCCGGGTGCTCATGCTGCTCTCAAAGGCAGTCCCAGAACGTCGGATCGGCACAGCCCAGTCAGCCAACATACTGACTGCCAATAGCTTCTCTCAGAGGCAAAATCAAGGCGCCCGCCCCCATGAGCGGAAAGGGGGCCGGTCTACTCTTCTATCAGCAACCACGACCCTAACCCGTGAGGTGAGAGAGTGACGAAGACTCAAGCAATGAAGAAGATTCGGAGCATGATGAAGCCGACCCGCGAGGCCATCCTGAAAGAAGCCGAACGCCTGCTATCCAGTGGGGCTATCGACGTGGAACGGGCAGACAATGACTACCGCCTGCCCGAACTGGTGCTGTGCGTTGCCCTGCACAATGCGGCTTTTGACTGGGAACCGCCTTATGCCACGAAGGAAGACAAGCGGCTGATGAAGAACCTGTATCGGTTCTAACGTAGCCCCTGACCCGGCCTCTCGCTGACAGCGATATGCCGCCAGCGAGTGAGCGGGCCAGTGTCCGTAACTTGCAACCCCTGGATTCGGAGGTGTGAACGTGAGTTGCTTCGAGGTTGGATCAACACATATTGACGCCCTGCTGACTGCCGGGCTGAACGTCGGCCGTTACGGCCCCCTACGATGGTACGTTCCAAGCGACGACACGGAGGGCGACTATGAGCAAGGCGAGCCCTGGGGACCGGAGGCAATCAAGCACTACCAGCAACGGCGACGTGAGTTGACGGAGGAGACGGCCGGCATGGTAGGTGCCATGCTGGTTGCGGAGAACCGCCGCAGTGTTGATTACCGCTACGATGAGGCCGAGGAAGAGGAGCCCTACGTGTTCAACGCACTCCAAGGGCGCCCCGATCCCGTGGTTGTGCTGAAAGCAATCGCCTGCTATGAGTACCAGGCGTGCGAGACGCCGGACTGGGAGGAGTCCGAGGCGTATGCGTTCTGCCAGGCCCTCCGGCATCGCATGATCGGTGCCCTGCCGGGCTACGATGATGCCGATGGCTGGGAGGTCTCCGACCGGAGGGTGTTCCTGAAACAGGTCGGCGTTGTCCACTAGCCGATGGCTCGACACGCCCCCTCATCGCCCAGTCTATCGAGGCTGGGCGAGGATGGTGTTTGTCCGCTAGCCCTTAGAGAGGTGCAAGATGACTATTGAAATTATCCGACGTTACATCGAGGGGTCGTGCCAACAACAAGACGGCACCCTTGATACCGATGCCGCCAACAAGACACTTTGCCGGCTGACCCGAGCAGGTGACGAGGAAACCCGTCATGCTGCCGGCCTGATGTGGTCCGCCTACTTAGCGTCAGACCTGTCAGAGCACGACGCCATGCTCCAGGTCATTCACGGAGTCTAGCGTTTACCCCATGTCCCTTAGAAGTGTCCCATGATTACGCAAGCAGTTCCCGACTACATGACCTTCCAATACTGGTACGACCTGCCAGTCAAACGGAAAAAGTGGCCCTACAAGAGCCTGGATGATTGGGTGGCGAGAAATCCAGGTCGGGCGGCAGGTGTTGCCCACTTCGCACCGCAGGTCGTTCGGTACTATACGAGTGGTACTTTTGGCCCAGGTGGAACCGGCGATGCAAACTGGCGTCCCATGGGGGCTCAACGGGAAATCACACTGGCTGAGTACCATGAGTTAGTTGAAACTCCACTTTGGGAACGTCCCGCAGTCATGCCCGTGTGGCGTGGTGCCACCGACCTGACGCCGATACGCAAGAATGGGAAGAAATCCAAGCCGATCAAGGTGAAGGTTGCCGCCGTCCACCAGGTCACAGCCGCTCGTTGCCAACCTGCGCCCATGCCGCCAGTGAAGCCGACCATCGAGCAGCGATACGCCAACTACTGCGGGGCGTGCTCGATGCTGGAGAAGCCCCCTGAGGACATGGGGGTGTGGATGCTACGGATGGCGGGGATGGGAGTGCTGTAGTTGCAGTACGTGAGACACGACAGTAGCTTACAGGAGTACCTTCCCGCCCCAGAGGGCTCTACGGAGCCCGAAGGGATGGAGAGTTACGAAACACCACTACACGAAAGGCGAGAACCATGCCCCTAAACCTGTACGAAGACTCAAAGGAAAATCGTGTGCTGTGTAACTGCTGTGCGGCCAGCCGTGGGCTGTGCAAGAACCGCCTGGACACTGCCGACGACGACGCCGAATGCGAGGACTGCGGGTTGAACGTCTTTGAGGAGCGGATCGCCGCTTGTGTTGAACAGGCGAAGGCGGCCGGATTCGAGGTGTTCACCAGCGATAACAAGCTCGTCGTACAGAAGCCGCTCCAAATCCAGAACCAAACGGCGGGATACGACAATCGAGCCGAAGCGGCCGGGCTGTAGCCGGTCCCCGCCCCGCCCGGCGAAGCATTCAGCGGGGGCCGACAACTGAGCCCGAGTGACAACTAAGGAGGTGCGAAATGATGCACTGGCAATATGACGATGTGTATGGAAAGTATCTTGGTCATCCAACGCCCTGCGTGGTGTTCCACGAGATCGACCCAGCCAGCGATCAACCCGGAAACGCCGGCATGGTCTGTGAGAACATCAGCCGGCCAGAATGGGGACACCTGATTGAAGCCGCCCCGCGAATGCTGGAGCGACTACGGGCGATCCTCACCGCCTACGACGCAAATGACAGCCACAGCGTCCGTGAGGAAATTGAGAATGCCCGCTCCATCGTCGCCAAGAACACCGTCTGACGGTCCCCACCTCACCCCGGTGTGGCGCCCGGGGCCTGGCGGTGACCGTCAACGCGGGGGACAGACCTCCGCACTCGCCCGCTGAGTGAGCGGGAAAAAAAACGGGAGACGAGCCGTGAGAGTAACAATCGACGAACAGGGCCGCGGCCTGCAGATCCGACCAGGCGTGGACGTGGGCGCCTACGGTCTGGGCCTGGCTCCTGGGGATCGCGTCTGGGTGCCGCGAGCCCAAGCGTGGGGGCGAGTGGTGAGTATCGGGACCCGCATCGAGAGTGGGACGCCCGGCACCGGGCAAAGCAACCGCGTCCGAGGCGAGGTTGAGATCGAATCGTAGCGAGCCAACTCGCCCGCTGAGTGAGCGGGGCAAGGAGACGAGAGAGATGATTACTGATGAAAGAATCCGCGACATTTTGGCCCGCTGCACGGTGGACGGCAAACACACATCGGGCGGCGACGGCAAGCTGCCAGCGAAGGACCGGGGGTTCTGCCCGATCGACGGCGTGCCAGACGAGACAATCGGCGTGCAGCAAGTCCGCGATGCGATTTCCCGTGTGGTTGTGGACGGCCGCGATGATGATCGAGACATCCTCGACGCAATCGAGGCCGCCTACGATGTGGCGTGGCTCGATTTCTGCGCGCGAGAACATCCAGACTGGGTGCGATCCGCGGTGGATGACGTGTGCTTCACTGCCTCACTGTCCAACACCTAACGCCCCCAGGCACTCGCCCGGGAGACGCCGGGAAGAAGGAGATGAGACGATGAAATGGTACGAGAAAAACGACGTGGTGGCTGAACTGGTCAAGCGATTCCCCGAAGCCGACCCCGGACCCGCAGGGCTGTGGGGATTCGTCAACGCAGGATGGGAGGGGCCAGTTGACGACAACGACCTGGACAACTGGGCCGAGGCGTGGAAAGACGCCGAGCAGGACTGGGCCGAGGCGTGGAAAGGCACCGGAGGCGGTTAGAAACCACCCACCACCAAGCACTCGCCCGCAGAGTGGAGCGGGAAAAGGAAAGATGAGATGACGACCAAAGCGCAACTTGGAATCACCCCCGAGTTTTTGCGATTCACGGATGCCGTAGCCTACCTGACGTGGTCTCTGAGCGGGCATCCCCCCTATCCCGCATCGGCGGCTCCGGGCCTGGCGGGGGAGGCGGTCGCCCTGCTGCCAGCATTTCGCCACTGGATGATCGCCAACGAGTGGGCAATGACGGAGGCTCAGCAACTCCGCGACATCCTCGACGTCCACCCGGAGTTGGGCTATTGGGACACGACGCCGATGTCGGCTGATGTGTTGCAGGCAATACGGATTTTTGAGTTGTCCCGAGACGATGCTGTCCGATTGCTGGGCGGCTCGCCGTAACCGCCGCAAGGCACTCGCCCGCAGAGAGGAGCGGGGCCGGCACCGGGTGACGAGGTGCAGGAGATGAGACCATGCGTAAGGTATACCGCACCGTGAAAGAGGCCCGCAACGCCCTCGCCCTGGACACCGGGTTTGACCCATTCCACACGGGCTACGTCAAAGGACGTTGCACCAAGATCGCTCTCGCGCGGCTCGGCTATCCGGTAGACAAGAAACTCGCGGAGCAACAGGCAGCCGAGCGGCGACGAAAGCTCCTGACGTCCGCAGAAGCAGAGAGCCTGCTCCGCCCAGTCGGCCGCTGTGCCAAGGGCCACATGTGGTCCGTGGACCAGCACGGGCGCGATTGCCCAGAGTGTGGCGGACCCGAGATCATGGATATGGAGTGTGACAACGGGCACAAATGGAAGGCCGCCTACAATGCCGGGCCTGAGTCCGATAAATGCCCAAAATGCGGAGAGTATTACGTGTAGCACGGTCCCCGCCTCGCCCTGGTACTGCCAGCCCGGGGCCTGGCGGTAACCGTCCGCGGTGGCGCATGACCTCCGCACTCGCCCGCAGAGTAAGTTGGAGCCAAAAAGGGGAGACGAGACGATGGACGCCACACATCATGGCATGACGATTCTCGCCGTGCGCGAGATTGAGACTGGACAAATCGAAACGTATGAATGTCTAAACTACGACACGGCGCGCGCTCGCAGCGGCCGACCACGGCAACGATCCCGAGGACTGGGAGCCGGCGGAATCCGCTGAGTGATTTACGGGGTGAGAGACATGGGTAGGCCATCAAGAATATGGACACGTGCGCAACGACGACTGCTTGGTACTGTGCCCGATGCAGTCGCCGGCGCAAAACTCGGGTGCTGCGCCTCGACCGTCCGAAACTGGCGACGACGCTGGGGGATCGCCGGGTATTCCGAAGGTCCGCGTTGTACCGCCGTGACGAACGATGCGATCTTCGTTGGAATCTGGTGGTCGAGCGCGAATACTGAGGAGGTGGAAGTCCGCCTCAATCTCACCACGAGGCAGGTACGCAGCCAGAGCATCCGATTGCGCAGACATGGCGTGGTGCTAAAAGCGATGCCACGGCATCGGCGGCGCAAACCAATTTTCTGACCTGCAAATTTCCTGAAACGAGACTCGCCCGCTGAGTGAGCGGGGCAAGGGCAAAAGGAAAACCAAACATGACTATGACGTTGTCCGACATCCACTACAGGCTGAACACAATGCAGTCGAGCAAGCAGGCGTTCGACGTGCGAGATGAACTCATCGAGCTAACGCGGATCGTCAGCGACATGCACGCCGCGCTGGGCGACCTGTCGCGAAAGGTCGAAAGACTCACGGAAGCAGCGGCCAAAGCGTCTTGCCAATGCCCTCTGACTTAGCCCACGAAAACAGAGGTGAACCATGCGAACGCGAGAAGAACTCCGCGAGTGGCTGTGCGGTGAGATCGTCGATGTCATGGACAGCTACGATTGCAATGAGGACTCTGCTCGGCAACACATTCGTGACATGCTCGTCGAGGGGCAGGACAGCTATAGCGACGTGACGGATGATGAGGTGCCGGTAGTGCTACGGCTAATTGAATCAGGAAGGAAAAGCGGCAAGAAGGGCAAGACCACCAAGCCCAAGAATCGGCACTCGTGGAATCGGAACTCGTGAAAGAATGTGAAGGAACTCAATACCAAGCACTCGCCCGGGAGAGCCGGGTAAAGGAGATGAGACGATGAGGATACAAGAGACACGCCGACTGCGGCAGTATGCAGTCTGCCAAACAGCACAAATCCAGGCACCGATGCTGGACCGACCCGTGACGCAACCAGAACACTGGAGTGACGAGGCGGCGGAAGCGGCCAAGCGAAGCGGCTATATCGTCTACTTTGCACTCGCAACCACTGGAGAGAGTCTCTGGGATTTCGAGCGATTCGCCCATGTCCCCATGGAGCACGCTCATCCCGTGGAGGTGCTCGACCACGTCCGAGCCTCAGCTCCGCCGTGGTGGGATGCAGACTCGGCAATCTACGCTTCGTATCGCGGAGGGCCTTGGTATCCGCGCGATTGGGATGAGGTTCTCGGAAAAATGGAAGTTCCACCCGCAATGGTAATCGACGAGTGATAGGGCGTTGTCTCGGGTTGTTGGCAAGGGGATGCCGGATTCATGGGGATCGACTAGATGACAAACTACCAAGAGAAACGGACCATCGAATTGTTGGACAGCATGGCGGAATCTATCGTCATGGCGAAGCCCGGCGACCGCGATAGCTTCGTGAGGGCAGTCGCAATCCTGCACTACTTGATCTGGGAGTCCCGGAAGATTCTCGACCTGCCGGATTTCCCCGGCCTGGACCCCTTGTAAGGAAGTGCTACGGCTTATCCACTCAGGAAGGAAAAAGGAGTAATCACACTATGACGAAATCTGATACGATCACAGTTACGCGATCAACGGACGAGGATGCCTCGGCCGTTGCCGCCCGCGCCGCGAAGAAAGCGGGGACGATGGTCGCCGGCAATTTGCGATGGTACGGTGCCAGGGGGCCAGCCTATCGAGAGGTACCCACGCGCGACGGCCGGACGGTCCGGGTCTGCGAGCCGATGGTCGATTAGTGGAATGTCGGCGGTTGCGTGGGCTTGCGTGTTAGTGTCGGTCAGTGTCGGTCAGGTCGGGCGGAACCGGTCCGCAGAGAATCGCTCGGGTATACGAAAACACGTAGGTTTGTCCCATCCCTACTTGACAGATGGTTCGCCGGTAGTACAATAGCACGACCAGCCAACCAAGGAGCAAGTACCGTGGCTATTCTCGATGGCAAACACGTACCGCCAGAAAACATTCGACCCTAGCGGCACCGACTCGTTGGCAAGTATCGGCCCCCTGAGCCGCCAATGGGGATGCCGCCAGCAATTGCCATTCCCCTCTACCATGCCGGCGTGTACGACGAGGCAGTCTACGTCAGCCAGACCAAGGAGCGAGTAAAATGAGTCCTAGACGACCCGACCCGCCGAGCCCAGGGCAAGAGTACATTGGCAGGCAGGGAATGTACGCGATACGTTCCCGCTATCCCGACCAGCAGACCGGCGACGAAGAGTTGATCTTTCCAGTCCGCGTTACGGCGGTGAAGAAACGGTTCGGGCGGCTGTACTTCTTCATCACGCCAGTCGGCGGGGAGAATCACTGGTGGGTCGAGGACAAGATGGTGAAGTTCTCCTGTTCGGACGAGCCTTCGACCAACGGGAAGGAATAGGGCAATCCTTTGGAAGAATGATTCAAGAGCGAGGAAGTTGGGTAGGCTAAAACACGGCGACCGGCCAAGTCTGCAAATCGCTCAGAGAGCCGCTGGGCGAGAAACGGACGCAGTACGCCACCGGCTTGTTAATCCGGCAGTCCCAACTTTCTCGCTCTTGAATCAATCGCCCGGCTGCACTCGGGGAACTAAGGCCCTTAAAGGCTGATTGGCGCTACACACCTCGCGTCTCAGCTACCGTGCAGTCGGGCGTTTTTTTGGACCATCCGATGCCAACTACACAAACATCCGCTGACCTCATGCCGCCAAAGGTGCCTCCTCTAGTTGCTACCAACTGGCCAGAAGACATCCAACGACTGGGCGATGCGATTGCAAAGTTGTCGGTCGAAAAGGCTCAAGAGTTGAAGGCGTATTTGGAAAGTAAGAAGATCGTGACGCCGGCAAGGGTGACCGAATCATGCAACGGGAAAACAGCCCCATCCAACTCGTAAAGTCTTCCATCAAGGCCCTCAAGCAGGAAGGCTTCAAGGAGGACTCTGGCACGTACAGGGCCCGCCTTCTGTATGCTCGAACCGTTGTGAAGAAAGACGATAGCGTGGAGATTCAATTTGCCCAACGGTCAACCTTCGACAGGTGGACTAACAGCACAAACTTCCGCGTGACCATTGCAGCAAATTACAGAGGCCCCGTCAATCTCAAGCCCGCTGTGACACTAGCTCGAAGAATCTGTCGGTCCGGTGTCTTCGACTTTAACACCTACTTTCACACCATCGACCTTAGCTGAATCAATTCAATTGAATCAGCCCTCCGACCCTTACGGAGCCCCTCATGACGGTGCAGCCCCTCGTCAATTACAACCGCATCGAGCCAACGGACGCCTCCCCGCTGCTGGCCCTGCCTTTCGGCGACTTCTCCGGCGCTCTCTATCAGCCGTTCATCGCGTACTCCGTGTCCTATCGCCACACCGCCGCCCAGCGAACGCTCCCCTGGATTCGCAGCATGAACCGCGATACCTTTCCCATGACGACCGAGGAGACGGTCCGCTGGCTGAAGGAAAAGCACAACGTTCACGCCAACGGCAAAGAAATCGTCCGATGGGAGGAGGCCGCATTGAACTGGGTTCGCCCGATAGGGACAACGGCCTGGCCGTACATCCGCGTGTCGGAACGCAGGTCAAGTTTCAGTGGAATCTCCCTAGAGACGCAGCGAGCGGAAATTGTCCGGTACTACGCCAGACGATTCACGGACGGGACGATCGGCATGGGGCCTGTATTCTCCGACCCGTCCGTCAGTGCCTCCAAGACAGAGTTCCGCCATCGACGCGGCGGCATGGCCCTATCGCTGCTGATACGACCCGGAGATCACATCCTTTTTGCGAGACTGGACCGTGGGCTGCGGTCTGTTTACGATGCCTCCGTGTGCTGGCACGAATACTGGCAACCAAAGAACATCACGCCCCACTTTCTCGACCTTGGCATCGACCTGACGACGGCCCATGGGCAACTGGTCTTCAACATCATGGTAGCCGTTGCCCAGAGCGAGAGCGATATCAAGTCAGAGCGGATGAAGGGCATCGTCAAGACGATGAAGGAAAACCACCGTCCCATGGCCTACGCTCCACTGGGCTGGAAGAAACAGGGGCAGGGCAAGAACGCTCGCCTGGTAAAGGATGAGCCCACACGGGTCATCATGCGGGAAATTTACCGCCTTCGCGAAGAGGAGCACAAGTCCTTCTGGCAGATCAGCGACATCATCGAGCAACGCATCTGCCAGTTCGCGGGTCGCCTCTACACGAAGTCGGCATGGCAACCTAGGCTGTGGAACTACAAGCGGTGCGAGAAGGCATGGTTCAGGTGGGGCGAGATTCTTAGGGATGAGTACCTGCGAGTCCCTGCGTCAGAGAAACCGCCGGCGATAGAGGGGAGTTGACTCTTCTTCTGCCCTGCCAGCAAGAACCGGCACCGTCTCTGCCTCGCGATGGTAGAGGGCATCGGCATCTTCTGCCGTGCGTCCCCAGGGTAGGTCCGGGTACTCAATGATGTTTACCTGGCACGTTACCGTCACCGCAATCTGCAAGGGCGAGACGGAGATGATTCGGTCAAGAGCAAGTGCTGGAGGGACAACAGTAACGGTCACTGCCAGAGGATTCAAACTGACAGAAACCGCCTTGGTAATCGTGGGCTGAACAATAGTTGCTGCGATTAGCAGCGGTGAGACAGAGACCGAAACCCCCACCGCAATCGTCGGAGGAACAACAGTAATAACACAAGGCAATGCCGCCAGCGAGACCGTCGTGCCTACAGAGACCGTCGGAGGAACGATAGTCGCTTGAATCTGAACAGGACTTGGGGTGACAGTCACCCCGACGGAGACGGCCGGGGGGACCACGGCGATTGCCAGGGAGACTGCTGGCAGGCCAACCGTGGTCCCCGCCGAGACCGCTGGAGGAACAACTGCAACGGCTAACGGCATGGGAGGCGACGAAACAGTCACCCCTACCACAATCGCAGGCGGGACTACCGTGGCTTGAATCGCCACGGGGTCTGGTGTGACCGTCACGCCGACCAAGATTGCTGGCGGTACAACGGTGACCATAATCGCAATCGGGTCAATCCCGAGCGATGCAGTGACGCCAGTCCCAATGTACCACCACCACATGGGCCAACCCTACATCACGCCTGGGCGAGTTGGAACATGATGGTCACCTGAAACGCCCCGCCACCAGTTGCCACAGGCAACAAGCCGCCAGAATCCGTGTCGATGTAGGCCACCAGGATGTCATCGGCTGGCGTGGCATCACTGCCACCCACCTGCTGGTAGACAATGATGGCTTTGGCCGTCTGCCCAGCAGCTACGTTGCCGAAGTTGATGGTATCGCAGCCCAACTCTACCCGGTCGTTGGGGTCATCCTGAGTGACGGTGGGAGTTGCCAGCGTCTGCCGGGAGTAGCCAGCCGCCGTCAGTTCCACGAGCCCCGTCAGGTCAGCCACGTCAACGTGGTCCGGGTCGGGCGTATAGGCGGAGGTGCTCCGCTCCAATAACGCCCGAAAGACACTGGTTTCCCAGTTGATGGTTTTACTAAGGCCAGTCGCAAAGGCCGTATAGAGGATGTTCGCCACATTATTCTCCTTTATGCTTCGATTCTTCCGATGATGCAAAACGTCACGCCATTGGCCGGGGCAGAAGTGAGGGCGGGGGTGACGGTGATGGTCTTGGTGGCTTGGTCATAGTTCGAGATGCGGCGTGCCTGCCCTGTCAGAACCCCACTCGTGAACACCAGGACACTGCCGCTGTAGAAGTCGTCCACTGCTGATGCCAAGTCGGTGATGAACGCCGTCGTGCTTGCTCCGGCATCGTTGACCGTGCCGGTTATCAGGGCGTCGGGGATGCGAGTTAGAAGCTCCGTCGTGCCCGCCGTGTCGTCACCCGCGTAGGTGCTCGTACCGACGCTCGCCGGAAATGTCGTGCCACCGGCATCCACGGTCACGCCCTTCGTCTTGATCGTCTCCACGTCCACCTTCTGTGTCGTCGGCACACCTACCAAGTGATCCGCGTCTACGGCCAACGTGTTGGCCGGCGTGGCGGACCGGACCAGCTTGGCGTTGCCATAGTCGGCGTGCGCCACCACAGCGTAGGAATCGCCGGTCTGGTCCGTGCTCGCCGTGTAGGGATCTTTGTCCACCAGCGGGATCACGAAGTCGGTCTCGGCGGCCCCGGCTGCCCCGCTGATGCTCACCAACAGGCTCTTGGCCCCGGAGACGGCGAACCGGGCATCAGCAAGCTGGAGTTCGTAGATGCCCTTCATGTTCGTGCTGTCCACTTCCTTGAAGCGGCAGCAGGAGGCCGACGGCGCGGCGTAGGTGCCGAGCGTGCTGATGTCCTCGATGTGGGTGGCGGCCGATGTGTAGACGGTGGCCGATGCCTCGTTGTCGGCCTTGGTTGCAATGACCAGCCCCGACGTGTTGTAGGCGAGCCCAGTCTTGCCTGCCCCTGTAGCGACTGACGAATCGAGAATCTTCAGGAGTATGATGACAGAGGTTTGGCCGCGTTTGTAGCTTAGGAGCATGGTTTGCCCTTGTCTGGCGAGTCGGGATTGTTGTGAATGCCCTCGCCGATTATGCAGTGCAGCGATTGGTCGCAGTACGGACACCAGCCAGTGCCAGTCCGCTTGAACACCACGTCATCGACCTGCGTGACCGGCAAACTAACTGTCTGTCCCGAGCATTCAAATGTGAGCATGGAGATCGCGCCCGGGCACGAGGTCTGCTCGCCATCAGAAACGCCAAGCGTTACCGAAAGGTGATTCGCGTCGTACAGTCTGTTACGCGACTTGACCGTAAAACTTGCTCGCTGCATCGCTTATCCTCCGATTCCCATGCCGATCATGCCGCCCTGCATCAGCCGGCGGGTGTAGTGCGGAAACGGGCCGCCAACCGAAGGCGTCTCTTCTCCGCCCCAGGTCTGGGCGTTGTCGGCGTCGGCGATGTTGCTGTGCTCATATGCCAACCAGGCAGCAGAGCGGCCCGTTGCCGAAACTCGCACCTCGTCCATTCCGCCGTACCACAGCCGCGTGTCGGAATCGACGAATTTGCCGATTCGATATGGCCTGGCACTGACGGCAAACAGGTTGCCAATGCCTTCCTTCGCCGCCGACTGGGCAACGCCATCCCAGTACAAATCGCACGTTCCACCGTTGATCCAGACGGCAGCTATGTGGTGCCACTCGTCGGCGTTGAACGCGATGGCCTTACTAAGCGATCCGGCTGTTTCTGCGGTATTGTTTGAAAAGTCGAAGTAGCACTTGCCGAGCGAACCCTCATAACGCAAATAGACTCGGGGGTAATACGCCGTCGTAGACCCGTGGAGCAAAATGCTCATCACGTAAGAGGTCGTGCTGGCCACGGCCGGCTTGATCCACGCCTCGATGGTGACCGCACCAGCCGTCGCGTAGTCTCGCGTTACGTTGCCCGTGTAGATAAAATCGTCGCTGTGGTCGAAATTGGCTCCGCCGCCGACCTTGCCGGCAATTGCCGTCGCACCGCTCACCGTGCCGTCGTAGCCGTGATTCGTGGAATCAAGGGCCGAAAGCGTGCTGCCGTCCGGCAGGTGATACACGCCGTCGAAGTAACTGTCCCACGCGTTCGTCGGGTCGTCCTGGTCGCTTCCGGGGTCGTAGCCGTAGCAAACCTGGACCGTGTTCTGGTCGCCGGTGGGGCTGGCGTAGGCGTCGGGCAGTTTCACCCAAATCAGGGCATTGGCGTAGCTCGCACCCTCTGTGTACGACTCCTGCTCATAGGACAGCAGGTTGCCGAGCCAGTCGTAGATTCTGTACCGCTTGCTCGCCATGTCGGCGTTGGCAATGGCCTTCGCATCGTTCAGCACCAACAAGAACGGGAAGTCCGCGACATTCGCAGTGGGACTGTCCACCACGATGTTCTGCCACTTCGGGTACAGTACGTCTTGCTGGGCTACGGTCACGCGATTACCCCAACTCTGCGATCTTCGCCACCACGGCGGCGGCCCCGAACTTTTCGACCGCCGCGAAACACGCCAGCCCCGCGTCGGCCATCGCCTTGACGGGGGTGGCGTCGGCCAGCATCAGGCCCAACTCTTCCTTTGCGGCCTTCCACGCGGCCGAATCGGGACTGGCCGCAAGCCCCGCGTCGATGGCCTCGACCACTTCGGCATAGGTCGCGGCCATGGCCCCAACGCGGTTGCTCGACTGCTTGAGCGTCTTCGCCACGCTGTCCAGTTCCTGCCGGCTGCGGTCAACGTCCTGTGCCGGGTTGCCCAGCCGAGCCTTCACCTGTGAAAACAACATAGCCATCGCTTCTCCTTTGCGGCCTCGCCGCGTCAAATAGTTTCAGTCACCAGGGCCCGGGTTGCATCCAACTGGGCCATGAACTCCTTCGTGTGCGTCTCCCAGTAGCCTCGCATCCAGCGGTCCCGGCTCTTGCTGATCTGCTCATAGTTGTCGCCGAGCGGCGTACCGTCGGCACTCCGCTCCACGATGTGCGGGCAAACGCCATCATCCAGCCCGGCAAGGTAGGCCTCGCGCCCGGCCTGATACTCCGGGGTCAAGGTCAACTCGGTGTGGGTGGCATCGGTTGGGGTCACTGGCTCTGAACGGCGGAATGGACTTCTCATTCTCGGGGTCTCCTTGACATCTTCGCGAATCTTCTGGCTCAACACGGCGGCATCGTACCAGGTGAAACTCAGTTTCGGGTTCGACGCGAATCGCCCCAGGACTCTCAGCGTCTCCGCGCGACTGGAGTCGTCGTAGAGAAACACGTAGCGCTCCATCCCCTTGACGAGTGCCAGCACGTTGATCTCGGCGGAAGCGGCCACACTACCCTCCGTGCAGCATGGACCAGGCCAGAGTCCCGACGACTGTTATCACACCACCGACAATGGCCGACACGACCGCCTTGAACAGCGACCACCCGCCCTTGCGGACTTCCTGTACCACGCTATCACGAGTCTCCAACCGCTCGATCCGTGTGACCAGGCCAGGCTGCCCATTGCCGTAGAGAGTCCGGTGGTGCTCGACTTGCTGGGCACGGCAAGCGTCGTGTTTCGTCATCTCGACCGTCAGAATCTCGATTGCTCGGTCCTGCTTTTCCTCGATTCGCTCAAGGCGTTCGTCCGTCGTCATCGCTTACCTCATGCTCGCGTTGATGTTCAACAGCCCGGGGCGGAGGGAAGTCGTCGAAGCCCCGCCCCGGGCGCCGCGTCTACGTTCACGTCTTGGCAGCCGGCTTCGGATCGCCATTCTCCAACCATGCCTCGACCGCGGCTACCGTCGCCTTTGCTTCCGCCAACGCAGTGTCGATGGACTTCTTCGTGTCCGCGCTTGCGGCGTCAAACGCACGCTCTCGCAACTTCTTCGCGTCCATGTTGGCCGCCTCCAAAAGGATTCGCAGGGTTCGCAATAGGTCGGGCAGTCAAACAGGCAAGGCCGTCTTTGCCGCAGCCCCGGCCGCGATGCCAATGAGTTTCGCACCCTCTTCCATGTACGGCTTCAGCGCGTTGAAGACCTCAAGCCGCCGGTCAGGGTCCAGCACGGCCTTGCCCAACTGCACCCTGAAGGGCTTGCGGAGCACGTCGAGGCGAGTCTCCTTGTCGATGAGGCGGTCTTGCAGGGCTTTCAAGCCATTCCAAGCACCAGAAATATCGCCAATGGAGTACGCCTGCAACGGCTTGGCAGATTCGACGTAACCTTCCTCGACGAGCACGACCGCCAGGTCGGCGGCTCGGTTTCGCCTGGCTTCCACCTTGTCGTCAACTCGCCAGAACATCTTGACGAGCCCGACAACCACGATGATCGAAAGCACGATGACGGCAATCTGATAACCGTCCATTCCGAGAAACGCAAACATGGGTATCTCCTCATGAGTCGATGGGGTAATTGGTCAGGTACGGTTCTTCCAGCCGATCACCGCCGCAACGGCGCCGGCCGCAACGCAGAGCAGTCCGAGTAGAATCCAGAAGTCTTGCTCGGGCGCCTCTTCCTCTTCCGGCTCCGCGGGTTGCGACACGACGTTGACCGGGATCGTGACCCCGGGCGGCGTGACCACGGGCATCGGCTTCGGCTGGGGCAGCGGCTGGGGCTTTTTCCCGTGCCGCTCCAGGTAACGCTCGGCACGGTCAACCTTGCGCTCCACCACCGCGGCGCGCCACCTCTTGAAGAATCCCTTGATGGCCGTAGGAGAATGCGGGGTTGTCGGACCAGCGGCTATTGCGCAGAGCCGCCCGTCCTCGGCTACCTGGTAGATGATGGCCGGCACGTAAGGCACGCTCGGAGCCAGGTTCTCTTTGTACACCGGATCGGTCTCGGTGTAGATGTTGAAATTGGCCTGGCCGGCCATGGCGGCGAGCGTCGGGTCCGCCTGAAACGCTGCAATCATCTCCTGCTCCTCAGCCGTGGCAGGATCGTGCGTGACCAGCGTCAGAAACGGCTTCCCGCCATCCTGTGGCAGTTCCTTGACCCACGCCTCCGGCTCGGCGAACGCCGGGCAACACAACATCAGCAGCACACAGAACGCGATGAGAGGTCTCATGTCCTCCTCCTTTGAAAAAGGGTTGTTACCAAGGTCTCGGCGGTAGCGGCGTACCGATGATGGCAAGAGCAACACCGCCGTCCGCGTCTTTCCACTCGTTAAGAAACTCGGCCTTCGGCATCCGACGAACGCGGCTCGTGTTGTTGTTGTCGATCAGACAGGCTTGTCCTCCGGCGTACCCGCAGAACGTAATCGCATGGGCCCCGCCTTGCCAATGGATCACTGCCGGCCGTCGCGTCCGAGAGCACCACTCTAGCACAGACTCTTCTCCCTTGAACGTGGCGACGTAGGGAATGCCAGCCCGATCTAACTCGGGCATCAGGTTCCAGGCGTTCGCCCCGCCAATGTGGTTCTGCGTCCACCATCGGGCAAGTTGTCTCTGCCCGGCCCCGGTCAGTGCGTCGGCCGTCGCGGCATGGAGGCACGATCCGCCGCGTCCGTAGTTGTCCGTCCGCAAGGCTGTGGGCAGCATGACGGGCGGGTTGTCCACAAACGGGTTCGGCCGCGCGGGGTCCAATGGTGGTTTGTACGGCTTCGCGTGGTGGCAGCCGGCGAAGACAACGAGAATGACCACAACGACGAATCGTTTCATGGGGATGCCTCCACTCTTTCACATGACCGGAATACGACGTTGATTACGGGGCCGTTCCATGGTTTCGACCTGGGCAACCCGGCGGTCAAACCGGCATGCTCCACACCGAGCGGCGGAATCGAAGTCTCCCCATCATCCGGCCCTTCGTTCAGAACCGAATCCCGAATCCACTTGGCGTAAGCCTCTTCGGTGTCGTATGGGGGAGCGTACTGCGTCTTTCCATGCCGCCCACATTCCGCGTTCCACTTACGATCAGCGTCGATGTATCCCTGGTGATAGGGCAAGCGTTCAGCGGGAGTAAGGGACGCCCAGCACTCCTGGCACAACGGGAATCTCCCCGCTGTCTTATGAAATGGTTTCCACCAATAGCTATCGCCGCACCGTTTGCAGGTGGCGTATTCGAGGGCATCTCCACGGGCGTTGAGGTAGACCTTGCTGGAATTCACGCCCGACGCCTTGCCGACCAGAAACCAGACATAGCAGGCAGAGCCCCAAACGAGCGTCGGAATGCAGACCGCCACAAGGATAAATCTGAGTAGTTTCATGACCTTTCCTCCCTTGGTCGGCACCTTCCATCCGGGCAACAGCCACCGTCGCAGTCCGGCGTCACGATGGGCATAGGCTTCCGGTCCGGGGTCTTCGGGCATGGCAACCCAGGGTGGAACCGGGCGCAGATCGGGCAGAGGCTCTCGGCCTGTTGGGCAGGCGGATCGAGCGTCTTCGCCTTGCGGGCTGGCCGGCAACCGAACACGGCAAACGAGCCCACCAGTTCTAGGACGAAGAGCCAAACGAGCCAAAGTAATGCTTCCCTAAATGTTTTCATCAGGAAACTCCAAACACCACCAAGTGTACGAGCAAGGCGACAAGTACCTTGGCCACGGACAGCAAGAATTCGGCAAAATCGTCCACAGATTACCTCAACACGGGGAGAATCTGTTGTTCACCAGGCTCTCCAACAAGAGGCGAATACTGTGCGACCAATCGCAAAGCATCCACCCCAGAGCGAAGAACAGAAACAGGAGCATGACGGTAGCGAGTGAGACCTGTCTGTCTGTCATGGGCTCACCTCACCCGCACTCGGACGCGGCCACGCGGACGGACGACGACGGACGTGCGACCGTAAGGGTATGCCGGCGGGGCAGTCCACCATGAACGCCACGGGTACGCCACGATGGGCACAGGCGGGGATGATACAGTGACCGATACCCCCGGCGCCTGGACGACCAGCGGCGCCGACTGGACGACGTTGCACGCCAGTACGATGATCGCCACCACAAAGAACGTCAGGGCGAACTGCCAAAACGGGAGAGCGGGTGTGCCTTTCACGACTTTCATTCGCATGACTTCCTCCTTACTTCGGATCAGGAATCGGGGTAAACACGTATTCGAGCCCACTCGACCGGGCCAAATCGCCCGGTTCGGTGGCACGGTCAGCAAGGTTTGGTACCGGGTCAAAACCGCCGACACGCAAGGCCCACGACACGGCATCGCTACAGAATCTCCACCGATGCTTGCCGTTGGCTTGATCGTTCATACTGGTCGGAAAAAACAAACGCAGAAACGGCGTGTGCCGCAAGGTGACACCGATGAGCGACCACCAACCATACGGCGTACCAGTAAGCCTACGCATCGCCTGGACGGCTTTCGCGGCGTCGAACGGCTTCGGCCCGGGGACCACGCGATAGACATCCCAGCGGCCCCAGGAACGTTCCACCTGCTCCTTGAAGCACGTCGCCCGCCCGCCCGTGGTCTGGAGTTGCTCCAAGCACATCACATCCTCACCCCATCGGGCGGCCATGGCGCCGTGGGAATAGCGGGTACGTCCCACCATGGCGATGATGATGCTCGCCGGCCGCAACCAGGGCCGATAGAGGAGCACGCTGGCATCCTCGATCCGGTCGGCGGCTTCGGAATATGGGATCTTTTTGAACGCGGTGACCATGTTCCCAAGCACAACATTTTCGCAGAGCAATTGCAAGGCCCGAAATTAGGCCACGTACCCCCTAGTCGGGTAAGCCGTAGTGACGGCGGTATTCTCGCGCCTGGCACACCACGCATTGGCACCCCTCGGGGCAATCATCCCTGTGTTGCGTCGTAGCCTGCGGTTCCGTTGGACGGTCATCGGGACGAGCCCGGAGATGCCGAGCCCGTACCACGGTGGCTACCGTGCCGCGAGAGACTCCGACGGCCACGGAGATGAGGCGAGTGCAAAGGCCCTGGTCGTGAAGCTCAAGAATCCGGAGTTCTTTTACGACGGGTATCAATTGGGCGTCCTCCATGCTTTTTGCGGCCGAACATCTCGGGCTTGGTTGGGAGTCGGTCTTCGTCCTTCAGAGTTGAATCATGCTCATGCCATAGTTCCATACCTGCCGCTAGCCGTTCGCGGAGCAACTCGATTTTGGCGGTAGTGCCCGGCCGGGCGTCGGTCGGCTCTGAGACTGGCCCTGGCTCGTACTCGGGGTCGGCTTCGGGTGGTGACGGAAACCAGCCAGTCATGGTTACTCCCTAGTATCCAGCCTCACGCCATAGGCGTTCATATCGCTCTGCGTCCGACTCGGGCGGCTGGTACGGTTCAAACGCATCGTCATACCAGTCCCAATCGAGCGGGTAGTAATTCGCTACCTCCAATTCGTCCCGTTCGTCGCGGTCGTCAAATTCGCGTTCGTGGTCATCAGCCAAGTCGTAGCAGGACTCCCAGCCGCCCTCCATGTCATCCCAGTGGTCTTCACGTTCTTCCTGCTCGCGTTTCGCCCGATCCTTTGCCGCAGCTTCGACTTCAGCGAGGTACTCGGCGTACAGGTCAGCGTGTAGTTGGCCACGGTTCATGCTACTTCTCCTTCGCTCCCAGCCTCACGGCCTGTGCTCGCTTGGCTGGCGTGAGATCGTAGTGCGGGGTGCCGTTGCGAGACAACTGCCGCCATGCCGGCTTGAACCCAAGTTGCAGCGGAGGAATCGAGTTCGTCTGGCATGTCGGCCGTGAGATGGCAGACACGGCATGCGCCACACCACATCGTCTCTGGAATCTTTCGCAGACGATCCACATACACGACCATCAGTCACCGCCTTTCTTCACCGAGAAACTCCGCATGGCCCCTGAGCCTTTAATCACCTTTCCAAGGCATCGGTCTAAGTCTGCAATCGTCTTGTCAATCACCGGGTTATGGTGTCGATACACCACAATCCACGCAATATTCTTAGCCCACCGCTCGCAGAGCACTTCCAAGATACTGAGACAGACCAACCACACGAACAGGAGTATGGCGCAAACCCAAATTGCTATCATGAGATTTTTCCTGTGTCTACATATAATTTCAAATCTCGTCCGCTCTCGGCGCGAATGCCGCGCACCTTTCCGAGCCGAATCCAATGAGCGAGAGACGTTCGGGCGGATCGTTCGTTCGCGTAATGGTGCTTAATCGCAGCAATCGCTGCCCTCAAGCCAATCCCTGGAGTCAGTTCAACAATGTCGCGCAGCATCTCGCATGTCCGCTTAAACGGAGACCAGGACGCACCACCCGGTGAACCCGCTTCACAAAACGTCTTTTGCCTATCATCCAGACACCGGAACACGTATGCCGGAAGTGGACGGCGGTTGATCCTCGGGGCCAATTGTTCGGAAATCCACCGTCCGTCAACGCTGATACATCCGATGCCATAGTGCTCAAGGATGATCTTTGCCTCGCTACAATAGTCCTTTAGCGGTGCGGCCACGCTTACCCAATTCGCAAAACCTAGGCGGTGAACGGCCTGGCGAATCACCCTGAAGTTGAGATACCGCTTGCACTCAACAATGTGAATCCGACGACCAAGAACCGCCACGATGTCCGCATTGAGCCCCTCAACTTCCTGATAGACCTCCCACCCCATATCGCGGAACCATTCGACCACGGGACGCGCAACATCCGTTTCTTTCGTTGGTCGCAGGCGGTACTTGCTCAGGCCATAGTGGGATGGTTTCTTTCGTGTCATGTCGCTTCCTTTCTGGGCAACCGCATGGCTAGTTCGGGGCCGGTCGGTTCAGTCGGCATGGTGTTTCTCCATTTCGGCGTCGAACGCCATTTGCTTCGCTCTATGTGATTCTGATCGCACCTCCAGGCCGCAGTCGGCACATCGCAGAACAACCGTCCAATTCCGAGTTCGACGAACGTACCGCCAGTGTGGAGGATGGGCGCAATTGCAGAACCGCGGCAGTCCCTTACGTGGCATCGTTCGCTCCCTCCTGCTCTTCCTTCCACAGGACTTCCGCATGAATACACTTCCGGCTTTCGCCGTGTCGTGGGCAGTAGCCGTGGAGGTTACACTTCCGCTTCACGGTTTCTGACAAACACCCGCATCTGTATTCCTCATACCAGCCGACCCGCACCGGCTCAACCTTCTTGCGCTGCATCATCCGATCCCCTCTTCTCACTTGCCCCGGCGCTGGCAGAAATTCTCGTCACGGCAAATAGCCGAAACGCCATCCCGCTTCGCCGCGGCGAGTTCACATTGCAGTTGTTCCTCAGCAGCCACCAACTTCAAACATCGTGTCGGCCTGGCGAATAATCTCTTGTTGTGCGTCGGCAAGTGCGGCCTTCAGCCGAGCGGCCTCAATCTCCAACTCCTCCAGATATTCGTCCCGCCACGCCTTGCCGGTCGTTCGCACTTCGTGCGGCGGACAGATGGATTCTTCTGGATGATGCTCAAGACAGCTCGGGCAACGTCCGGTAAGTGTTCCCTTCATGGCTTTTTCCTCCTCTGGCCAGTTCTTGTCCAGCAGTTCCATTAGGCCGTCCCAAGAGTCGAGGCGGTTTAACTCAGCTTGGAGTCGTTCGTTGTCCTCTCGGAGCGTTGCGATAGCCGCTGGATATGGATCGTGGCACTCCGTAAGGTGCCTCCAATGGTCGGCCTTTGCTAGTTTGGCCTTCAACCGCCCAACCTCACGAGCCAACACGCCCGCCGCTTCCTGCCATTGTTCTGACACGGCAATACCGCTCTTCACCAAAGCCAGGACGTCCTTTAGGGTCATGTTACCCATCACTCACCTCGTTTTCGCCAGTTGCTCTCGCAAGTATTTCTCGCACTGGATCAGCACCTTGTATTTCTCCACCAGCATCGTCACCGGGTTTGCGTTAGCTTCGTTGGCGTAATGTGAACCATCGGCCTCCAGTGGAATCGCTATCGCTTCGAGGCTACGTGCCCTTGCAGGCGGTACAACTCGGCTTCAATTTTAGTCTGATTCATTCCTTCTCCCTTACAGCTTCAGTCACATTCCGAGCAATCGCGAATAGATTCGTTTCGCCCAACGGCTGGCTTGGACCGTAGGACAGAATCGCTGACGTGACGTTGGCAAGGATGCTCTTTTGCCGCTCGACCTCAACCAGCAATTCCTTACATCGTTTTAGCAACCTCGCGGCATCCGAGACGCTGACAAACAGATCGTTCCCAATGCCGCCACAAACAAGTTCCTGAAGGTCTGGTAGGTCACGCATCGCTTTTCTCCTCCGCGGCCACGGCCGCCTTCACCGCTTCAATCTCCGCTTTCATGGGGCTGGGCGGCTTCATGTTGGGCTCAACCATTAGGGTACTCCAGTTCAATCAGCAGGTGCAGAAAGTGGATCGCCTTCTCCAGGTCCTGCCGGCCGTTCTTTGCACGATGCCGACAGACATACTTGATTACACTACCCTCGATGAAACCCAGTCCGTTCGCGTGTATGAACGTCACGGGCTGGATGACCATGGTGCGGTAGTGGTCGCCACCGATTTGGGTTTCGCCATTCACGGGTCGGCCGGGCTCGGTCATTGTGCGGACTCCCTCTTCTTCGCCAGCGCGGCGTCAATGGCCTCGGCGGCCGTGGGGCAGGGACCAATCGGCTGCGGGCAGTACCACGGATTTCCGGTGACATGCCAACCGCACGGGTCCCGTCGATACCGAATCTCCACTTTGCCCTCTACTACGTCCTCAAATAACGCCCGCAGTGCGGTAATCATCCCTTCGGCCACCTCCAACTCCGCGACCACAGCGGGAAGGTCCGCGCGAGCGTTGACTGAAAACGCACCAGCCGGTCCGCACCAATCCATGTGTTCAATGCGGCCGGGATTTTCAGGAAACCGCCGCACGACGCTACCGCCCGCTGTTACGCCCCACGGTCCAGGCGGGGCCGCCTCGCAGTACGCCTTGATTCGGCCGAGGTCGATTGGCTCAGTCACGACGATGCCTCCTTTACCTGTTCGTCAAATGGTCCGCTGAACGCCCATGGCACAAGCTCCATCCCTACCCAGGTACCGTTAGGGCGTTTGCACTTTGCAATAACGGAACCATCTCGCGTGGGCTTCGGCTCCTGCCAAACTAGAAAGCGACCCACGCAACGGAAACAGCGGTCATCTCCAGCAATATGGTAAATCCAGACGTTCACAAACGACTCAGACGAGACGGCCCTCACGGACTGATGCCATCGAGCTTCGGGCAATGTCATCAACTCGGCCATATAGGCCGCCCTCCTTTTGTCCTCCTCCGCACGGTAATCGCGTTGCCGCTTGGCGTTCAGCAGGGAGATGACATCGCGGCTGACCCACGGATAGACCTCGTTGTGGCCGACGGTGGGGCAGACGAGTCGCCGTGCCGACCGATTGACCTGGATCAGTCGCTTACCACAGTCTGGGCAGTGGGTGATTGGCTCAGTCATTTGGCTATTCCCGCAACGATTCCCTGAAGACCGCCCCGGCCAACGAACGCTACTCGGTCGGAGTCATCCGGCCACGTTCCCCACTTCACGCCCCTGCCACAAAAGCGCCAGACGAGCATCACCCACTGCCCGAGCAGCATCACGTCGTCAAGCATCGTGACACACGTCGGGCAAACCTCCATCGAGTCGTCCACTGTGCCATGCCCGTGGCAACGTCCACACGGATGCTCATCTTCGCATTGCGGGCACTTGCACTTGCCACTGCCCTTGCAGATGGGGCATTTTCTCTGGCTCCATCCGCTTCCGAAGCAAGTCGGACAAGGGTTGTCTGGCGTAAAGGGCGTCTTCGGCCACAGCTTGTCGCAGGTCACATCAGCGAAGTTGTCGAATAGCTCATAGGCGCTGGGGTATTTCTTCCCTTTGGGCGGCGCGGAATCCGGAAGCCCATTCGCTGGCACACGGACGCAGATACGCCCGTCCGTGGCGTAGGTCCAGTCGCCGAATGTCCACGGGGCCTCCAAAGGGTAGCGGCTACACGTCGTATCGCAGAAGTGAGTCAGGTCCACTTCCGCAATCTTCCTTCCCATCGCTTCGCCTCCTGTTAGGGTAAAACAGTTAAGACACTTGTCGTCTTGCTTCGATAATCGCCACCCTCGCCTTGTGAATCGTGCGGGCCTTCTCACGTTCGTCGCCACGCTGGATGGCGTCTATCGCCGCCGCGCAGGCATCAAGAACATTTGGGGATGGTTCGTACACCGCCTTCTCGAATCTCCGCACCAGCGAAGCGACGAATGACCAGGTCGGAGGCGACGAATCAAACCACGGGGCCTGGACGGCGATTTTGGCTTCACCGCCTTCCGTCACTTCGATCAAGCCCGCCCAGATCGGTAAGTCCGCGGCCTTCAGAATCCCTACTGGAGCCCCGAAGTAGAACTGGTTAGCCATCATCCGTACCCGGCGTTGTTTAAGAACCTGCCTTATGTCGCGGAGGTAGTCGCTGCGGGATACCTTGATTTCCACGGAGAGGTGCAAGTACGGACGCTTGACGCTGATTCCCCACAAGTCAACAGTCCTCTCACCATCGTCTCCGTACCCGCAGCCGACGCGGCACTGCGGAATCCAATAGCTGAGCGGGAAGTCCTTGCGGATCGCAGCCTCGATATCTTTGGCCTGCATCAGAACAACCTTTTCTGCGGCGACTTGCCGCTAACTTCCTTTCAACGCCATCGCTACTTCTTCCACAACCTGCAACGGCCTTTTCGTCAGGTCGTCAGTGGTGTACCGTAACACCCGCCAACCGGCGAGTGCCGCCGCGTTGTATTTCTCGCAATCGCTCTGGTAGTGCTTACCGCGGGTATGAGCGCCCTTGGTCCAAATTCCGCCTTCCAGTTCTACGGCCAGCCGATGCCACGGAAAAGCCACGTCGAATCGCCACTTTCGCGCAGGATGAAACGTGAACTCCCGAACTAATTCCGGCGCCGATCCGAACCGCAGCCACAACGCCTCAAAAGTCACGGCCAAATCCACAGGGTTGCTTTTCTTCGGCTTGGTCGCTTGCTTCTGATAGTCGCTCGGCAGGCGAACGTATTGGTTGGTCTTGAGTCCCTTCATGGCGTCGGCTCCCTATCAATCATTGCGTCAATCGCTGCTAGCCACTCGGCACACTGCCGCTCGGCATCATTGCGGAGGGCACGCAGGGCAAGAAGGCGAGTGGAAAAAAGTTTTTTGCCATCTCGAATGGTCGTCTTGTCGTTGTTCCCAAACGAGTGCTCATGACATGATGAACACGCCGGCTCAACCCGCCATGCACTCTGGGAGGCACAGTAGAGGAATCCCTTTACCAAGTTGTGAAAGCGTGTTGGGATCGGCACATCCGGCAACACAACTGGTGTGCATCGAAGCGCCCTTGCCAACGCCAATTGATGGCGAAGTTCGGCTACCTCGGCTTGCTCTCGCTTGTTCATGGTCATCGTGTCGGTTCCTTTCCTGCCTTTGCCTTCTCTTCTCGACACGCCCGCTTTAATTGTCGCTCGTGCTCCCTGGCTCGCCTTTCCAAAAGCCCCATCAGGTATCCCCGCAGGGCCTTGGCTTCAGCCTTGGACACTGGGCCCTGAAAGATGTTGCCGAGTACGTCAATAGAGTGCTCTCGTTTTTTCTTTGTGTACCTCATGGCGTCGGCTCCTCATTCCACTGGTTATGTGCAAACGGCATGTCGTCCTCGGTCGAGTCCGTTTGTCCAATCAGGCTCATGTATTTGCATCGAAAGACTCTAGCATAGACGATGTTGCGACCGGCTATGCGGGCCGTGACCACCGAATGATTAGTGACCCAACGCTCCAGGGCACATCGCGCCTTTCGTGAATACCATTCCGTAGCTTGTTCGCACTCAGCTACCGTCAGCGTCTCGTACCTATGAAAAAGAATACGGCCACTGTCATCAGGAAATTCCGCCCACTCTGGAACCAACTCGGGCCAGTGCAGTTCCCGCTGGACTTCCAGGACGTATTCCATGATCTGGCTGGGAATCGCGGTCATACGGTCGGTTCCCTTCCTGGCAATTCCCTGTACCTTGCCCACACCGGCCACTCGCTCACATCAAAGGACACGCGGTTGCCAACGGGAAATGCCTTCACAAACACCCGAACCCCAGCGGCATCGCACTGCTCGATCACGAATCGAATCCACGATGGCTTGCACTCGCGCCGGCGGGGGCCTGTCTCGGGGCCGACAATAAGGAAGTCAACAGCCGCTCTCGCACGCAGTACAACATCATCGTCAAACCGGTCGTAGGGAACCCCATCATCATCACGACATCGTGTTGCCCCATCCCGTGGTGGACGAACTAGAGGAAAAACGACTTCTTCCAACAACGGTTCCGCACTAATGAACCGCAACGCCGCTGGGCATCGCAGCAGGTGCGGTATCCGGTCGTTGGCCGACTGTTGATTTTCGACCGACGTACCAAGCCATAGATTCGGCTGGGGACAAGGCAGACTGGGATTTTCAACCGCGTACAGATTAGCCTCGACCATCATCCGCAAGACATTTTCAGGTCGCTTGGTCAACAACAGCCAGTCGAGACGAGGGGTCTCATAGATCAATTGCACGAGCATGGACCGCCAGTAGGTCAATTCCGACCGGTCCTCGAACACGTCCATGAGGCTTCCGCAGAACACTCGAAAGCGACGGCCCTCCCGCTCAGCCTTTCGATTCCACACTAACGGCTGTTTCCAATAGGCATCACCAGCCAGAACCCGATTCCCGTTTGGCCCCCAAACTCCGAACTTGTCCGGCTGGCGGATTCCAAAACGCTCAGCATAGCAGTTGACACAACCAGCCGAGACCTTAGAACAACCCCGCCAAGGGTTAAAAGTCGCATCACACCACTCGATTTTCGTTTTCTCGCTCATCGCAGCCATTTCCAATTCTGGTTGTTTTTGATTGCCCGGATCGTGGAAACACTGACGTGATACTCGGACGCTATGTCGATGGGCGGAATACGAGCCGCAAGAAGAGTGCGAATACGTAGAACGTCGGATTCGGTAACCTTCGCAAGTCCGTTCTTGGTTCCACGCGGTGCTGTCCCATGTTCAACTCGGTCTCCGATGTTTGTGCGATGTGTCGCCCATTGCAGATTGTCAAGCCGGCAGTTCTCTGGATCTCGGTCAGGATAATGCCGAGCCTCCATCCCTTGTGGTGCCGGTCCGACGAATGCTTCAAGAACAAGAGCGTGAACCGTCCTTCTGACGCACTTCCCCTGCCGATAAAGGCCAACGGCTGGATAGCCGAAAGTTTGGTGTCCCGGTTTGAGTAGCCGAAAGTCCTCGCTGAGTTTACGTGGTTGATGCCCGTTGTATTTCCAGGCGGTCCAAACCGTACCGTCGGACCCGACTCGATAGCCGGGGAAGCCTTGGATTGGACGGTACTCGACTTGTGTGGTAGAGTTACTTTCAGCCACGGTAGAACTCCTTATCCGAGTTTGAGGTGGTTAGAGCGACCTGGAGGCGCCAACCTTCAGGCCGCTCGCATTCTACCATGACGCTGTTCACTTGTCTAGTCCTTTCGCCCTCTGCCAATACATGCCCTTGGCGAGACGCGATGGGGTGGTGGGGATCATAGGGCCTCCCTTGCGGGTTCCGACGCCATTGGCTCTTTGTGCGCAAGCACAAACTCCAGGCAGACACGTCGGTGAACAACTCCTATCACATGCACGAACACATCCCACGGGATCTCGCTGTCCCTGGCGTACTCCACCAAAAACTGCTCGATGTCCGCTTCTGCGTGCTCGCACTTGGTTCGCAAAGTCAAATTACGCATTGCTTTTCTCCTCCACGGCCTCAGCCGCCTTCGTTGTCACCAGTCCTCGCCCAGCGTGATTCCCATCGCGGACGCACACGACACGCCGGGGCTGTTGCTTCGGCCGCTTCGCGCGGGCCTTGACCCGATTGTAGTAGGCGATCTGTCTGGCCTTGCCGGGTTGGATTCGATTGAGGTTCATTGGTCACCTGTACTGGTCAAAGGCGGGTTCGTGGGTCAGAAGTCATCGTGTCCATCGTACTGGTCAAAAGCACGCTCTCGATTTGGCATCGTTGCCGCCGTTGGCTCCGGTTCGCACTGGAACATCGTTCGCCAAGCGATCCATTCCAGTTTCACAGTGCCCGTTTCTCCGTTGCGTTGCTTTGCCACTTCCAATTCCGCCTTGCCGAGGTTCTTGTCCGTGTGGTAGACGAACAGAACCATGTGGGCATCTTGCTCGATGTTGCCTGATTCGCGTAGGTGTTTCAGTTGTGGGCGGCCAACATCCTCTGATGCCCTGTTCAGTTGCGACAGTGCCAATACCGGCACCCGCAACTCGCCGGCCAACTGCATCAACTCCCGTGTGATGTCGCCAACCTGTAGGTGCCGGTCCTTTCGGGCATCGGGCGGGGTCACAAGCCCGATGTAGTCCACCACCACAAGGGAGAGCCCCTTCTTCCGGAGCCGCCGGGCCGCACGTCGGACATCCGAGACTCGCATCTTCGGCGTATCCAGGATGTAGAACGGAGCCTCTGCCAGCGGTCCGCTCGCTTTAGAAAGTTCATCAACATCGTTGTCAGAGAGTTTCCCCGCTCGAATTGTCTGGTTACTGATGCCCGCCTGCGTGCAGAGGATTCGCGTCACCAACTCGACACCCCGCATTTCCAGCGAGACGAACAACACAGCCCTGCCCTCGCTGGCGTTGTGGTGAGCGATCTGGCAGGCAAGGCTCGTCTTCCCTTCGCGGGTCCGGCCAGCAAGGATGATAAGCTCGCCAGGAAATAGCCCGCCGAAGTACGTGTCGAATTTCTCCAGGCCAGTGAATAGGCCACCACCCTGGTGCCTGTTTCTGCTCTCATAAATTCGCGTCATCGCCTCAGCAACCATCGGTCGAATTGGCTCAATCTCCGTCGATGCCCCGCTCTCGATCTCCGCAAGAGCCGCCGTCGCCCTGGAAAGTATTTCCTCGGGTTGGTCGTTCGCCACGTAGGCGTCCTGGAGAGTCTTGGTGGTCGCATGGATAATGCCACGCAAAATGGACTTTTCCCGAACAATCCTGGAGTAGTATTCCGCGTGTTCGGCCACGGGGACGGATTGGGCCACGTCCGCGATGTAGGCCACGTCTCCGACGGCCTCCAGGTTGCCGTCCTGTCTGATCCGCTCGACCAGCGTCAGACCGTCCAGTGGTTGGCCAGCCACATCCATCGCCAGCATCGTCTCGAAAATCTTCCGGTGGGCGTCGGCGTAGAAGTCGGCCGGCCGGAGGATGTTGGACACCTCCGGGAGAAAGTCGCTGTCAATCAGTAGGCTTCCCAAGACGGCCTTTTCGGCGTCCATGGAACTCGGGGGAAGGCGATCAAGGATTTCACTGCTGACCGGCGATGGCATGGCGAATCCGTTCGTTGGCGATGATCCGTTCGAGGTCTCGGTGGTGGCCGCGGGTTCCTTTGGGCGAGCCGCCTGGAGCCGTAGCTCGTTCTCGGCTCGGCGTAACTGGTGGGGCTGAGGTCTCATCCGACGTACCTCTTGGGTTCTTCAGGGGGCCCGGGTGGTTGTCCCTTTGGCTTGCGATCGCTATAGTCCTTCAGTGTCACGTACTGGTGAGCCTCAGCGAAATCGACGGAATGGCAGAACGCTTCTGGTGTCGAGAACAGCCGGAGACACGCTGTTGCCTGCTGGGCCGGGTCCAGTGGGCACTTACCACGCTTGGCAAGATGGCTAAACCAACGCGCGATCGCCGTTCGGACTTTCGGTGTGTCGAAACCGGCAGGGTAGCAAATCTCGCCGTTCTGTCCGTCGAAAGAAAAAGGGGGTAAGGGGGTTTCTTTGTTTAGTGCGGGGGCGGGGGCGGGGGCGGGAGGTTCGTCAACCTCCGTCAACTGTCCGTCACAGTGCGTCAACTGTCCGTCACGGTGACGGAGCCCTCCGTCACGGCCCGTCAACTTTTCCCTACCTTTGCGGTAAGCCATAGTCCTACATGATGGGGAACAATACTTAGCGTGTCGTTCGCTTGAGTGGTATGCAGCCCCGCAGTTTTCGCATACCTTCTCCCTCTTTCGCTCCGTCTCCCGATGACGCCGATGGGCAACGTAGTCCGGTGCGTGGTCGAAAAGGTCATGCACCTGATACCTCACTTCACCTCCCAAAACTCCATCGGTATGAACGCCTTCTATGAATCCAAAAAACCCATCACCGCCGCACGTAAGCAACGCCTGAACTAATCTCCCAGGCTCTCCGGGGTACTCGCATGTCGCTTCGACCATCGCCGCATTACCGATTATGGGATCTCCGTTCTCGTAGGCCGCCTCCCATAGGCATTCCAGGTATCCTCTGACGTGTGGACGTGGTTCCCCAAGGAGACGAAGTAGGTTGCGAAACTTCGGATGTCTGTCGAGTCCAGGTCGGGCCATGGTCATGCCTGCAAACGAAAAGCCCCGTTCCGCCGTGACCCTTGGTTGGGCCAAAGGATGAGCCCGGCCGCCCTCACGGGTAGGCCAGGGTCACAGCGGAACAGGGCTTTCGGTTCAGTCATCGAGAAGATCCTTTGTTTGACCATCCCTAATTGTTCAAATCCAAAAACATATCGCAACAAGGAATTGGTCCAAGCATCATTTTGTCCAAACTCGTTGCTACGCAAGGATTAGGGGTTAAGGTTTTCGTTTTTCAGCCACGGACTTCCACCCTCCGCCATCTCCACCGCCGCTACCAGCTCGTCCGGCTCCAGGAACGGCCGCAACTGCTCCACGGTCGGCGGCTCGCCGTGCACCCGTCGCCACTCTCTAGCGAGGCACTGGACGTTGGAGCGAAGGTCAGAATCAGCCGTAATAGACATCTTCCTGCCGAGCCATGTTGAACTCGCTCCAAACGCCTTTCATCTCCTTAGTGAAGTTGAACCCGTCAACAGCCGGCACGTAGGCCCCGCATTGCCTGAGAGTCGCCAGAATGCACGCTGGACAATTCCCAGCCGCATCCCGTAATGAAGGAAGGGCGGTATCAAGGGCTTGCAGAAACGCCACTGGAACGCCATAGATACCGCCTTCGTTGTCGAGCGGGTAGTCACCTCTTTTTGGCAACTTCTCCAGCAGTAGACTCATGGGCGACTGTACTTGTTCCATGAGTTTGCACACCCCGCAGACCCGTCGGGGGTTCATCGTGCATCGCTCCTCATGCCGTCGTATGTGGCCAGCGGAACACCCGGACTTCTTGCAGAATTCGCAGTAGTAGCGGTTGACTCGCTTGCTCTTCATGGGAAGTCTCCTGGAACGTTGCTGCGGAGGTCGGAGGCTGTTGGTGGTTCAGTCATTGTCTGCAAGTACCACAGCCTCTCCATTGCACGTCGGGCACACGCACCAACGCTGTGGATCGATTCGATCAACGAAGGACTGGATATACCTCTCCAGGGTCACCTTCAGTTCGGAATACTCTTTTGCTTGAATCTCACCAATCTGCTCATAGCCTGATTTGTCCCGGTACTCGCCGACGATGCCAAGAACCCGCTTCGTGATTTGTGTTTCCGTGACCGTTTTCCACTTCGGGCGACGAAACCCAACGTCCCTGCGGACCTTTCTGGGCGTGATTTTTAGCACAGCGTCAACGCCTAAGATGCCGATGTTTCGGCAATCGTGAAGCCGATACAGGCCGGGGTGCTTCGCCGTCTCCGCAACGACAGCTTCAGCGACCAGTTGGAATACCGCCGGCATGGATATGTGACATGGGTACTTATGTTGGATGGCCCGATGAAACTTGAGATTCGATGGGAAATCCACGACGACGTAACTGGGCATGTCCACCGGCTCACAGTCGAAGTCGATGACCTCCCACTCCTGGGACTCTGGCTCCTGTGGATGGTCAACCCAAGCCGTCTCGTACAACTCGACGTGTTCTCCGCACCACACACCATCCTCATCCCGGGTGAATGCCTCCAGTGGGAGTTCACTCTCCAACGTCGTGACCACTCCGGCGAATTCCTCCTTGAGGCGAAAACCAGTCAATTGGCGAATCGGCTCCCGTTCGACGAAAATCGAGGTTACGTCGCCATCGACCATCGCCCAGTGCTCATTGCCCGGACATGGTACGGCCATGGCACCGTTAATGAGCGTGACCTTGCGTTTCCAGTGATCACACTCAATGTATGAGGTTCCATCCTTCTTCATCACGAGCAATGGTTTCACGTTAGGTCTCCTTTTGTGTGTTGTATCAGATGGCATCGGCAGGCTCGTCATGGTCCGTCCTCCAGCCTGATTGGTGGCCAGACGATCCGGCCCACGGGCGAGACGGGCGTCGGGTTGCCGGGCGAGCCATCCATAATGAGTTTCTTTCTCAACGGTCGGTATTCATGCCCTGCTGCAAACAGAGTCTCCCGATTAAGACGATCATGCTGTTCTGCAACGGCCCTGATCTTCTCCAATTGAACAGGGTCGGATTCTAGATGCATCCATCGTCTGCTGTTCACGATTCGACTGATTTGCCCCTTGCTCACAGCAAAGGCTTTCGCTAGGTCTACGTAACGATACTGCCCAGTAACGTAAAGCCTCCGAATCTCGGCAACCTTCTCGGGTGTGAGTTTTGCGGTTCCGACAGTTTCGCCCCGACAGAGAGTACCGTGCCTTCGCGAATCCTCTGCGTTTTGTTGTTTTGTGTCCCACCGTAGATTTTCAATTCGGTTGTCGTGCTTATCCCCATTCTGGTGACAGCACACCATTGCGGATGGCCTTGGCCCGACGAATGCTTCCAGTATCAAGCGGTGAACCGTTCTCGGATAACTACGCCCATTGCATCGCAAGATGACACAGACATAGCCGGCTGTGTGCACTTTGGGTTTGAGCAAGTACCATCGACCCGACGATTTGAGATGCCATATTGACCCATCCGAGCCAAACCAGTAGCCGGGATAGTCCGCCAGTGATCGATATTCGGTTCCCTGTTGCGAATCATCCCACGGGGCGTTAGACTGAAATCCAGCCATGACCGTACCTCCGATACGTGTTGTGGTTAGAGCGACCTGGAGGGTGACGCCTTCAGGCCGCTCGCATTGTAACGCATCGGTATTCATTTGTCTAGTGGATTAGCGGGGCTGTTGTCCATGACGGGGCGGGGCGGTCGTGCTTCGTCCCTCTGGTCTTGCAGATACTCCATTGCCGCCTCATAGAGCGAGTCCCCGAGCCGCCCCGCACTATCGCAGAGCCGCTTGGTCTTGCCGAAACTCGCCATGCCCAGCTGTCCCTTGCCGAGCAGCGTGTAAATGATTACCACCTGGTCGGCACCAAGGGCCTTGGCTGCGTTACGGGCGACTGCCACTTCGGAACTTGGGTTCCAACTCATTTCCTACTCTCCATGACGGGGCGGGGCGCCGGCTCGGGCGGGCGGGTCAGTTCCGCGGCCTCGGCCGCTCGCTGTTGCCGGCACCGCCTAACGAACCATTGCCGCAACGCCGGTACGTGATCGTCCATCACAGGATGGTCCGTCAGGTAAAACTCATCGCCATGAATGCGGTTCCCCGATTCGTCAACCGGCTTGAACGACGGGTCGTAAAGCACGTCGTCAATCAACTCCTCAACGTGACGCAACTCGGCTTGCAACGTGTCCCGCTCCCGCTCCAACTCGCCGATCCGGCGAAGGTGGGCGGTGGCAACCTGCTGCCAGTCAATCACCGAAGTCGATGGGCTTACGCTGACGATGGGGTCTACTGGTTCTGGCATGGGGGCTCCTTCGATTCGCGGGGCCTTCGCAGCGGCAAGGGCTTCGGCTGGGGATGGGGTGTCAGTCATAGTCAATCCTCCTCGTCGTAATCGTCGTCCCATTCATCCTCGCCCCATTCGCAGTCTTTGCAGCCGGGGCACTCTGTCTCGCCGTGGAAGTGACAGACGCATTGGTCGCCACCGCAGAAGCAGTTGACGGAGCCTGTTCCGTTGCACCCGTCCTCAAGGCCGGACTCGTCGAATAGTTCTTCGTAGGTCCCCTGGGCACCGCACCAGCAGGTAATCACTTGGTCGTCGGGTTCGTCTTCGGCTTCGCACATGATTCGTTTCCTTTCTCCCCGAACGGTGCCCCGCAGTTGCAGCAGCGAGCCCAGCATGGGGCGTCGGCGATCAGCAACGTCCGTATGCTGTGACACTGCGGGCAGGGCGGGCCGGGTTGGGTGTTAGGGGTCATCGCCACCTCCTCTTCTGGCCTTCGGCCATTCGCCACAGTTCGTCCTCGCAGACCGACACGACGTAGACCAGCGGGCCGGTTATCAGGAGGAGCAGCAAGAGCAGGGTCATCATGGGGATTCCTTTCCTTCTGTTTCACGGAGTGCAGCAAGCCCCTCCCTGATAATCTTCCCGGCGGTCCTGGCCGGCACTCGCCCGAACTGGTCGTCGCACGCCCAGCACACGACGAGGCCGCCGAGCGAGACGATGGTCGTCTCAGACTCTTTCTCGCAAATCGAGCAACGACGTTTGAGAGGCTTCACGGTTTTCACCCGCTCGTTCTGCGGAAGTCAAACATCTATCTTCACCTTGGCTTTCTCGGCCGCGGCCTGGGTGGAGTAGGCATCACTGATCAGTGCATATCCGCGAATCGCTTTTTCGCCATCGGCGAGCGTTGGCAGCCTCTCCACGTACTCCAGCAACGTGGCTAGGGCATCGGCAGCGGTCACGTCTTCTGCCAACGTTTCCGACGCCTCGGGAAAGTGCTGCGGCAGAATCTCTCCGCACTCTCGAAGCAAGTGCTCCAGCCGCTTTAGCCGTTCAATCGCCGTCTTGATGTCGATGGTCGGTGTGATTGGTTGGTCAGGCATGGGGTGATCCTTTCAGGTTGGACTCAAACAAGCGTCTGTTGCTCACCCGGCGTCCTCGGCTTTCGCTTCGGCTTCAGCGCTTGCTCCCGGGCCATGATGGCGGCCAGCGTGCCAACCTTATCCCTGCCAACGAGCCCCGGGTCCGCGTCGGCCTGAATGCGGAGCTTGCCGAGAGCGGCCAAATCCCTGTATTCCATCGCCCGATCTGTGTACTCGCCCCGGAGCCGGTTGCTGGTCTCGCGGATGGAGTCGGACTCCTGCTGCACCTGGTCGTTTGTGGGCTCGCTCGCGGCCACCTGCTGCGATACGTCGGGCGGTTGGTCCGAATGGACTTGGGGTAGGTCAGACGCAGCGGGCTCGCCACGGACAACCGTCACGGCTTCCTGCGCGTGGGCGAAAGCGGTGAACTCTTGTGGTTCGGGCTCTTGTGTGATGGCCGGTTTGGTAAGCCTGTCCGCAAGGTTGTCGGTTCGGGACCCAGCCTGCTCTTGCTTCGTCGGTGCGACGATCCCCATACGCCCGTGGAACATGTGTGCCCCCACCTCCTCGGCAACGTAGTCGCCTCCAAGCTCTTCCGGAAAAGCAGACCGAAGAGCTTCAGCCTCGGCGCATTTGTCGATCATCCCGATGGGACGATCCGCCCACATCGAATTGGGACAGCCATTCTTTTTTGAGGCATAGGTTTCGAGCCAGTAGACCCGCCGGCCCGGGAATGAGCACCTCTGGCCAGCCACCATCTTGTAGACCGTCAACTGGGCCCACTCAGGAAAGCTCACCGTGACCTCGCCGTACTTGTTTCCCTTTCGGTCCACGTCATCCCATGTTTGAGTCTTCATTGGCCCATGAACGACTTCGTCGTGGCCTGCGTAGTCGTGTGTCCGATGGGCCGTCGTGCGGTGTTCGGCGATCCCCGGCCAGACGGTTTCCACTTCACACTGCCGCTCCTTGTCCCATATCGGTACGATGTGAACCGTCCGCTTGAACGGGTCCAGCCCCCGGGCTCGGCAATAGGAGAGGGCGAGAATCACGGCATCGGTACTACGCGCCGACGGGAAAATCGCATCCGTCAAAGCACGCCACCCCGACTTGTCGATGCCGAAACGCTCCTGAATGGCCGGATGGTACGGCAGTCTTGCCGCCATGATCGCCGGCAATTGTTCCTTGGATTTCTCGGTCATTGTGCTCACTTTTTGGGCTCCTTGATTCGTAGGACTCGGTAACTTGACTGACTGACGTACTTCGCCGCCTCCGGCATCGCGGCCAGTAGGGCGGTTGTATCGACACGCTTTTGCCCCTTCTGCGATAGGTAGGTGAGCATCCGGCCATCGGGCAATAGCCCACCTTCGCTATCTCCAAGCAGCGCCAGCAGCCTTTCCTTGGCGGTCTTCTCCTCTTTCTCCAAAAGCAACCTCGCGGCGTTGGCCTCCTGAAAATCCTCCAGCAAGGCGACTGCATTCTCCACCTGACACAGGTCGGCCACGGTCTCCGGTTGCCGGTGGATTTTGGATAGGATCTCCAGCGGCGGTGGGGCACAATCGATCGGCGGGATCTTCGGCAGAACGTGGTTGTGCCAGAACGCCAAGTCTTTCTCCACCAGCCATGCGATGATGGGGTCATTGCGCGGAACCTTGAACATTTGCCATTCGAGCGTGAATCGGGCGATCGCCGCGACCACCCACACGCAGTCCAGTTCACTGACGTGACACTGGTGCTGACATTGGATATTTACGTGGTCTGGCACATCGTCTGTGCCAGGTTCGCCCCATTCTCCGACAGCGTTGGGACCAACGTACTTGGCCTCGACACCTTCCCGCTTGGTCCTTAATAGGGCATCATGGGATGCTGCGAGGATTCCGCCGTTTTCCTGTGACACCCGGAACTGATTCCGAATGATTGCATTGCCGAGCTGCTCCTCCGCAAAGTCGAGCAGCGGACCTTCAAGACGATTGCCGGTTAGCATCGCCGCGGTCGGCTCGTCATCCGATTCATACACTTTGGAAAAGTAGACTTTGGCCGCATCGCCCCACGGGGACAAACCCGCAATCAAAGGGCTGTCGCTGGCCCCGATGTGGCTACGGCGCAGGTTTCGCTGATGGTCAGTGATGGGCATTTTTCACCTCCTTAGTGCCCGCCTCATTTCTGTTTCGCGTCGGCGGGCGGGCTCGCCCACGACATCCCTGCTCTCAGGGTTGCGGAGTCTCGACTGGTTGGCCGTCGCTCGCCATGCGGAGCTTGCGTAATATCGCCTCCTGCGCCTCGGTGTAGCCGAGTGCGAAGGCCAGCCGGAGAGCCGAAGAGATAACGTCCCGGTGAAAAGCATTTGGGAAGATTCGGGACACCTGTCTCCAGATGCTCTCCAGGACCAGGTCCTGTGCCTTCTCGAATCCCAAGGGCGGATGCGTGATCGTGTCAATGGTCTTGATGTTGCTGGCGATGGCTTTACAGAGCCCCGCCGAATCTCTCCACGCCGCCTCGACGGCCTCGACGGCCTCGCCCGTGGGCTGGCCGCCGGTAGGTGCTACGGCCGAGTGTTCTTGTCCGCTGCACATATCAGGTCTCCTTGTTCATCCGGCCTCCGCGTCGTGCTTCGGCCGGGCTGTCCTGTCACCTGGCATCGTGCCAGTCCTTCGCCGCGTCTCAGCCGCAGCCGTCCACTTTGGTTGCCGAATCCAGCCACGCCTCGACCTCTCTGTGAGAAACGGGGACCAACTTGCCGACACCATCTACCTGGACCCGCACGTCATCGTGGCGAATCTCTCGCACCATGACGTGGTGTCCGCTGGCCTCAAAAGCCGTTCCAATCCCGACCGCGGGTCGCTGTGATTCACTCTCTCTTGCCATGACTGTCTCCTTTGTTTTCACCCGCCGCCCCAGGACACCCCGGGTAAAACGGCGGGGCACTACTGCTACTCGCGTGCAAGTGGGGGTGTGCCGACTTGAACGGCCTCGTCTCACAGGACAGGTCACGGCTGGATTCCTTGCCGCTGGTGTGCCCGCCACCACGCACCCCCAAGTGCCGTCTCTCCGGCTGTCACGACTCCGCACTTCGGCTGCTGCCCCTGCGATTGGCCAGCACAAGACCAACGGGGAGGGCAGGACGCCAAGGCGTGCCCCGCGTATAACCCGCTTTCGTCGGCCGGTATCGCGCGTCGTTCCACGCCGACCCCGCCTGATGCTTATTCGGTCTCGTCTCAGGATTCGACCCGCCATGTTGGCTACACCGTGGGTCCTTTCGTTGGTAAGGGTGTTTCAAGTGCCGGGATTCCTGGTTCCCGGCGGGCCACGATCGCAGGCATCGCGACTCTGATCCCACTGACAATTTCCAAAACATGCGTCATCGACCAGTTGCCGTCCGACTTCGGCTCGACTTGCGGAAGAAACCAAGGAACAAACTGCGATTTCCATTCCTCCCGCGGAATCCAGCCGCCGACCCCAATGCAGTTGATGTCGAAAATCTCGTGACCGCCACCGTGAAGGTCGCGGTGGCCAATCCAGTGCGTATGCCGGTAGCGGGCGGGGATTGGTACGCCTTCATTCATCCACGGGCCGTGCCATTGGATTCGCACCAGGCCGTATCCTGGCCATACTCCGCGGTCGATCGCTCTCCACCGCACGCCGAGACTTCGCAGAATGGCGAACATGAGCGTCGGATTCGTATAGCCCTTTCGCTCAAAGTCGCCCATGTGCGGGCGGAGTTCATCGGGAGTCATCCGAACCACGGCCGCTATCGCGCCTGGACCGCAGTTCATTCCCCACTCCTTGTAGGCCGCTTCTGCATCATCGCAGGAGTAGGGCAGGCCAACTTGTAGATAGTAGTCAGGCTTCATCGGCATCATCCTCCGCTTGCCGGACAGTCACCCATAGGTTTCGTTTCGTCCCACTCGACGTACTTCCTGCCCATACCGAGCTTCGCACGCAGGGCGTTTACCTCACGGCGAAGAGATATGTTCTCTTTTTCCAAAGAGAATACATCCCTCACGATGCTATCGACGACCGCCTGAACCTCTGGGCCGATGACAATGCCAGTGAACTCCAGATCGCGTGCTATGGCTTGTTGCATTGTCATCTGCTGGCTTCCGTCTGGTCGCTTCTGCCCGACAATGGCTGCCGCTGCAAGGCGTCCACTTCTTCCCATGTCGGCAAAGGTGGGTCGCCCGGCGCGATCCCGAGTTCCGTCTCCAGAAGGGTCCGGTCGTCGTTCAACTGCCGTGCCAGATAAGCCACTGTCTGGCCATCGAATGGGTCAAGGCAATCCAACCCGGCAAGGTATTTGAGCAAGCCATCGCGGACATGCCTAACCAGACGCTTGTAGTGGCCACGATCCCGGAGGGCATCTTGCAAATGGCCCAACAGTGTCGGCAAAGCGAAGGCCGGCACTTCGTCCAGCCCCAATTTCATCAACGCTTCGGCTCTGTTGTCAGTCATATCCAATCCGATCCCAAGAGGATAGAGACAAACACGATGCACAACGCCGTCACAAATCCTGCGATGAACCAGAACATGATTTTTCCTATCCATGCCTCATGGTTTCGTGGGGCCGCTGAATCGGCAACGGCTTATCCGCTTCCGCCACCGCCCGCTTGCATCCCACGCGAATCCGCGGACAAAGTGCGTAGGCTGCCTTCACGGCTTCTTCCAGCGTGCAGCCTCCACCTTGGGCGTTCCGATAGCTGTACTGCCAGCCGCCGAAACTCACGAAGCCTCTGCCCTCTGCGATCTCTGCGTCTTCACGCCAGACGTAGGCACAATCCTCTTTCATCGGCAACTTCGCCGGGGCGTCTCTCTCGGCGACTTCAGCCGCATCTGGCCCCCAGAATCCATCGTTGTCCTGCTGGTTGTCGTCAAATCGGTACAAGTTGAAGAACTCGTGAAGCACGGCGATCATCTCGCCCTTGCGGGCACGGTCGCGGAGTTCCTTCAGGTGCGAGACGAGTTGGTTGCGGAGCCAAGCGAGGTTCGGAGGCAACTCGTTCCGTAGGCAGTTCTCAAGGTTCATTCGCATTTCGCTTGCTCCGTACAGGCGGGCTCATCGTGATATATAGGCAGTCCTGCGCCGCCCGCACGGCTGCATAGTTCGCACAGGATTTGCCAGACCACCGGCTGACCACAGAAGGTGCAAGTTTCATCGAACTTAACTTGCTGTGCCGATTTCTCGGCTTGGCATGTTTCGCACCACCAGTAGCCCTGACGTTCATTCTCCATTTTCCGGTCCCCACATGATGTCGGTGACAGTCTTCTGCTCGGGAGTTAGTTTCCCAGGATTCCGTTTCATGTTCTGTTTAACCCACGCTTCGTGTATCCGATTTACTGCCGAGGCGCGAACGATTACAAATTCATTTGATTGTGTTGACCCAACACCAACCATTTCAGCGTCCAGGTCGCCGCACGCATCAGCGAGAACCCGAAGCAATTCAAGCTCTCCGGCCTGCCTCTCCGCCAGATCAACGACTCCCAGCATAATCGTTGCGTCCTCGATTACATCCTGGGGGTGCTGCGTCACGGACATTGACGATCCTCTTTGGTATGCGAGGCGGATTGTCTTTTCGCACGCAGCCCTCACTAGCGCCCGTCCTTCTTGTGTGTCAAGCTCTGGTCTCATTAGTGTAATCCCCTCCTCATGCACTCACTGATAAGCTCGCCGTCGCTGAAGTCACCGATGCGTTGCGGCGAGCACTTGGCACGATCCTCAATGGCATGGATGATCCGGTCGATGGTGTTCGGCTTCTTCGCGGTGATAAGCTGGTTGCTCATCACCCGCAGTTCGTGAATCGCTTCGTCGTAGGTCATGGATTTCTCCTCAGTGCGGCGGTTGCCATCGAAGGCACGGGCAACAGGGGTCGCAATGCGGCTTGTCCCCGCCGTCGCAGCCGGGATTTCCCCGGCCGTTTGCATAAGGCACCTCCCTTCGTATTCGCCGAAAGATGTTTGCCCACGGTCTCTCTCACTTTCCGGTGTCACTTCGGCTTGCTCTGCTGGTCGCTTGGCTCGGCAAGGGCGATGACAGCACGGGCGTTCACCCATTGGCAGAGGGTCGCGTGCCCGCGATACTTCGTCTGCCGACAGCAAATACAGGTTGCGTTGTGGCCTACCCATTCCCGCCTGGTCAGGGCCTCGCACGCCTCCAGCAGCTCCTTCGCGGCCTTCTCCAACGGTGTCCGTTGCTCGGCACGCTGAAGGGCCTCGGCAACGTCGCTGTTTTTGATGCTGCATCTTGGGTCCAATCCGTACCGCTCTAGGATCGCGCGGCGTTCGTAAATGGTCATGGTCATGGGGTCTTCCCCTTCAGGCTTGCAACGACCTGCTCAAGGATTTCCGTTGAAACCATGTACACGTAGTCTCGTTTGACATTCTTCGGGTCGATGCCCAGCCGCTTGCACAATTCCACGTGGTTATCCTTCGTAAGTGCCGCGTTGATCTTCTGCCACAATCTCACCCTCTTTCGCTCCTCTGCGATTGCCTCGCCAATGATTCGGATACGGGTAGCAATCTTTTGCCTCCCTATCGTATATCCTCGCTCATCCTGTTCGCGTTCTTTGTACGTCACTGCCGTGGCACACGTGACTCCATCCTTGACAGAAATGCTCGTCACATCATACCTGATTCCCCGCCACGTCACGCTGCACCCGACACAGAGTCGCTCGCGTTTCCGTCTTCCGCCCCCGTGCATGTAGTCACTCCCGGGAACCTCAACATCGTCGGCTATCAGAGGTGACATGCTGTTGGCGTGCTCATAAGCCTTGCACGCCGACAAGTTCAATGCAGCCACGGCGTGCGTGTAGAATCGATCATCGGGCGTGCCGCACCAGTGGCCATAACCGAAGTCATCTGCGAATCTATGCCAGTCGTCCAGGTCGAATGTCATTCCCGACCCGATAGCAAGGGACAAGGCCATGTACATCGAATGGTTGCTTCGCTCCCATGAATGCCCGGATTGCTCCGAGTTGTTGTCCCAGACATGCTTCAGGAGCATGTAGGCTGGGGAATCGTTCTTCTTCTTCGTCATGGCGATTCCTTTCTGTCCTCGTCTATCGATCACCTAAAACAGCGTGTGGCCTTCTCTGGCATAACTCGGACCGTTCAACAGCAAGCACTCAACTGCTTTGGTGTCATTGACGCCGCGTCGGCCTTGGACGGCAAGTGCCTTTGACACCACAATTTTGCGAATGGACCATCCGGGATAAAGGTCCGCGAGCCGCGGGTCATCGTAATAGGACACCACTACGCGAGCTTGCGTGAATCGAACTAGGGCATCCGCCAGCCGTTGATGATCGCCATCCGCGAAGTCGTGGACGTACTTCGCTCCCTTGACCAGATAGGGCGGGTCCACGTAGATCGCAGTCCCCGACCGGTCCTCAATCTTCGGAAACAATTCAAAGGCATTGCGACAGAGGATGGTCACGTTGCGGATTCGCATCCTCCATGCCGGAATGGAATCGACGACAGAAGACCATCGTTTTGCAGCATGGCCGCCATTGGCCGTGTACCGAACACAGAATCCTCCGTTGTAGGACGCTGTCCCAGCTACGCCATTCCTTCCCAACCATGCACAGAGGAAGTAATCGTAGGCTTCCTCAAGGCTTGGCGGTCCGTCGCCGGTATAGCCTCGGTCACGGTGTCGTTCTGCTGCCTCTCGGTGGAGTTGCTCGTGCATCAACGTTCTCCGGAGGCGGCGATACAGTTGAGAACCAAGGGTCTGGTTTTGAATCACGCGGGCAAGGTTGACCAAATCACCGTGCAGGTCATTGACTGTCTCCATCACACAGGGCGCCTTGGCCAACAGCACGGCCATCGAACCGCAGAAAGGCTCCCAGTACACGCGGTGCGGCCCCAATTCCTCGACGATCGCTGGCGCGAGGTTTCGCTTGGAACCAAACCACGGAGCCAGGGCGGTGATCTGGGGCAGCGTCATCCCTCGCCTCCCAAAAAGCTCGCGGCGGGCCGTCGTGAGACGCAACGGCATGGGGCAAAGACGACCATCCCGTGTACCCGCCGCGAGTGTGTAAAATCCCCACCGGGCGACATCGTGCCGCAACTCCATGTGACTCCGGCAGGGATGCTCGTGGTCAACGCGGCGGGCCGGGTTTTTACAACGTGGAGCGAATCGCTCGCACCGTACCCAGGGTTGAAGGCCGAGGCCCTTGCCGCCTGTAAAGGCCACCGCCGCGAGTGAAGAGTCAACGCGGCGGGCCGCATCCAGCGGGCTCCTTCTGGTGTCCTTTTGGGCCGCCGCGGGAAATGAGAGAACGCCCGGCGTATCAGGGCCTCGGCAGATGATCGACGAGTGACATAGGTGGACAGATTCGCGGGTCGATGTAACTCGCCCGCGCAATGCCGACGCCGTGCCCGACCATCGCGGCGGCTTGCTCGACGCCACAGCGTACCGCGGCGTAGCTCTCGGCACTCTTCCTTACGCAGTGGAAGCAATGTCGCCGGTCGCTCGGCAACCCCGCCGACTCCAGCAGCGAGTGGAATTTCTCCCACAACGTTCTCGGCCGCCGCCATGGAACGGGCCAGAGCCTGGGGTCCCCGGTCCATTCCAGGCGACGGCGAATCAATACGAGTGTGTCGGGGTGCAGGCGGTAGACCCGAGGGCGTCTCTTGCCTTTCCGGCTGCAAGCCGGGACCATCCAGGTCCCTGCCCCCAGGTCTACGTCCACCGCCTTCGCCGACTTCAACTCGCCCACGCGAGCAGCCGTGTCCCACAGCATCGATAGGCCCATCGTCCAACAGAGCCCCGCCGGCACCTGTCCCCAGGCCCCAGAGACCTCGCTGGCCGCTTCCAGGAGCCGCCTGAACTCGTCCAACGTCCATGCTGTGGGAATCTGCTCTGGCACATTGAGCCGTGCAAGACGACGCGGTGGCGGATTGCAGGGCAGGTTGTGCTCGTTGGCCCACAGCCAGAGGCTGAAGAGCCCTGAGCGGTGGTTGTTGGCCGTCCGGGGAGATAACCCCGAGGTTTGCAACCACCGCATCAGGGCCAGCACGAACGGGACAGACAGGTCGCCCAGCCGCGCATGCCGGCCGCGACGATCCTGGACGAACCTGTCTGCCTTGCGAACGGAGCCCAACAGTTGGGCCGCTGACGACGCCTGAAGATTCAACCGGGACCGACAGTAGAAATGATACAGACGAAACAGGGAGACGGGGCGGGAAGCAGCGCAAATCATGGTGAGGTCTCCAGGTGCAGTATGGGCACCCGGAAACATCCATGCCGCCGGGTTGGCCCGGTGACAAGTAGAACTGTAGCGTAATTCGGGCTAGCGTGAAAATCATTGGGAATCCAGTCCTGTCGTTCCGTCCCACGGCGGCTCTTGCCGCTGGGGTTCCTGGGGTATTTACTCCCCGGCCCCGTACCCGAACCCGTACCCGGACCCGTAGCCGTAGCCGTAGCCGTAGCCGTTGCCGTAGCCGGCTACGGCCCCGTTCCCGACTCCGGCCCCGGTCCCGTCCCCGGCTCCGGCCCCGGCCCCGTTCCCGACTCCGGCCCCGGTCCCGTCCCCGGCCCCGGACCCGTAGCCGTAGCCGGAGCCGGAGCCGTAGCCGGCCCCGGCCCCGGTCCCGGTCCCGTCCCCGGCCCCGTACCCGGACCCGTAGCCGGAGCCGGAGCCGTAGCCGGCCCCGGCCCCGGTCCCGGTCCCGTCCCCGGCCCCGTACCCGGACCCGTAGCCGTAGCCGGAGCCGGAGTGCGCCCATAATGGCAAACTGCCAGCGACAACCGAGGCGGGTTGGTGGAGAGACGCCTGTTCGGCCACGGTCAGCAGGTTGTGTTCTTCGGCCCACACCAAGTCTGAAAACTTCAGTTGGCCAATCGGCGTCCCAACCGCTGGAACGGAACACGCTCCAAGTCGCTTGGCCCGTTCCGCAATCTCAACGGTCAGTTCCATGGCGACTTCTCCCAACGATTTACGGCGTCAGAAGTCACTTCCGCCACGCAAGTGATGTCGCGTAATTCGATGTCCGCCGGCGGGCCAACACGGCATGATGCACTTGGGCCAGCCGATGCCAGGCCGAGAAAGCCCTTTACGTCGGATGACCAGTACACACAGTTACGGGCGGCACGGAGCTTAATCGTCGTGCCGGAAGTCTCGGTGGCGTAGCCGAAAAACACGCCACGATGAGCGGTGGTAACAAGAACCGCTCGCTCTTTCTTCGATCTCGGTTTCTTCGCCATTCGTCGGTCTCCTTTGTAAGTGATAATCCACGCTCGCAATCTTGCCGCTGGGTGTGACGAATCAAAGCCTCAGTCGGCTACCGATCTTGCCTCGTCCGTGTCAGGATCGATTTCGCGCTGCCGAGTGATGTCGTAAGAACCGCGCGGCAACTCGAATCGCTTGTGTTCCTCGTGTTCGATCGGTGTTCCGCTCGGCGCCGACAGGGTACGCACATCGCCATCGCCTTCAACCCAGGCGTCTCGCGCCGTCGCAACGTGTGCGTGCCCGGTCACCTCACCTTCCGCGAGTCGCTTGTGTCTCTTCTGGCTAGCCATCATGCAATCCTTTCCGGCCACCGCTTTGTTTTGGTGGCACCTTTGGGTCTGATAATTACGTCGCCGTGGAGCCACCACGGCGATCCGCTCTCGTCGTCAACGTCAGCCTCCTGCCGGTTAAGTCGAAAATTCATCGCCGCTTCGACGGTCTCGCACTCCATCGGCACGTACTCTACGTGCGTCAATTCAGGGAGCGACGGATTTTGCATTACCAACACCCTACGAATCCGCTCACCGAACTGAAGCTCCTCCAATCGGTACTCGCATGGCCAGTCATCTGAGATGGCCGTCCGTAGGCGAACAGTGCAAAGGTCGATCAGTCGGGAGCCGAGCTTGTACCGTATGCGATCTAGTCCGACTTTTCTCACGAACTCCCGGCGAACCTCGGCGTTGGAGATCTCGGCGATTCGCCGCGGGTCGATGGCCGTGTCTTTGTCGAGTGCCAGCCAGGATGGTACGGCAACACCGTGCAGGTGCCACAGGCTCCATCCATCAGCCCAGCGTGCAGACGGGCCGCCATCACGGTGAAGCGCCGCGCCAGGCTCGTCGCGTTCCCAGTGGATCTCAACCGGGCGCCGACTCAACACATCCACATTGTCGTAAGGCCACCACCATCCAGCCGATTTAGCGTAACGAAACCACGCCTCCAACTTTTCCTGTGCGGAGGATTGGTATGGCATCGCAAGCGGTAATTGTCCGCAGAAATGATAAAACGCAATCCAGTAACCATCCGATTCCCCAAATCCCAGAGAATCCTCCAGAGAATCCCACA